CAGTGGACATGAACGAAGATCTTATAGAGGTGCTGATGGAAGTAAAGGATAGAAAGCGGTTTATTCGGTTTCTGAGTTTTTGTGTTCCGCTTCTGAATAGAGACGAGCCAGTTCGAGCAATTTGGAACGAGTGGATGCGGAAAGCTGGCTGAAAATATGAACCATTTCCATAACCTCGGCGTCGTTGCTGACGTCGGGGTTATTTTTTTGCACTTGCGCACCGCCGATCAGTTCCTCTTCGGAGACACCGAAATATTCGCAGAGCTGAATGATCGTCCGGGGCTGCGGCGTCGTTTTTCCATCGGCCCAATTGCGGATCGTCGTTTGCGAGCAATGCAGGTCATTTGCCATCTTGTAAGCGGACAAGCCGCGCGCACGCATCAGTTCTTTCAGTTTTTGTGAAAATTCCATAAAAAGATACCTCCAAATTTGGATAGTGATTTTACTCCAATAGGGTTGCATATGCGTCAATAATGGTGTAAAATATGGAGCATAAGACAAGCCCAAATAATCAAAGCACGTTATGGCGCTTTGACTGGTTGATGGAGTAATTCTGTATTGGACGTTCAGAATTTTACTACTCCAACTTGTGCTTTGTCAAGAGGATTTGGGGGTGAAATTGTGAACTTTTCTGAAACACTGAAAAGATTGATGGAGACGAAGGGAGTTTCCAAGTACAGACTTGCGAAGGATCTCGGCGTCAGTCAGTCGTCGGTGGCAAATTGGCTTTCCGGAAGAAAGCCGCATCCATTCATGGTAGACAAGGTTTACGCCTATTTTGGCCGTTCGGCTACAGAAGTCAGCTCCGGACGAGGAAAGACACGGGAGATTGAGGTATGAAGCCGGATGAATGGGAGGAATTATGCCGTACTTGAATGGAAAACAGTCGGTTTTGATCCGGAAGCACTTTGATGACCGCGAAAGCTGGCTGGAAGGGCGGCAGGAGTTGGGAATCGGAGGCTCAGACGCGGCGGCGGTATGCGGGCTTTCTCCGTGGACATCACCTGTAGAGTTATGGAAGATCAAGACCGGGCAGAAAAAGGCCAAAGATCTTTCGGCCAACGCGGCGGTGGAACGCGGCGTTCGGATGGAGCCGGCGCTCCGTGAACTGTATGCGGCGATGAATCCGCAGATGGAAGTGAAGCATTATCCGTATGACATTCTGTCACAGCTCGAACGGCCGTGGCTCACGGCGACGCTTGACGGAGAACTGACCGATGAGAACGGGCGGCAGGGAATCTTGGAAATCAAGACCGGCCAGCTCATGAAAAAGGCCGACTATGACAAGTGGGCGGACGGGAATGTGCCGGTCTACTATCTGACACAAACCTGCTGGCAGCTGCTGGCGACCGGTTGGGATTTCGTGGATCTGTTCGCGGCGCTTCAGGATATACGCGGAGACTGGTCGATCAGGACAAGGCGTATCGAACGCGCCGACCATGAGGAGGATCTTGCGTGGCTGCTGGATAAGGCAGAAACGTTTTGGGGCTATGTGCAGAAGCGGCAGATGCCGCCGATGACACTGAGTTTATGAAAAAATGGAGGGAAAAAATGATCGTAGAGGTGAAATTTTTTCGCAAGAGTGCGATGGCTTACGTCGGACGGGGGTACAGCTATGACACGGAAATGCCGCTGAAGGTCGGCGACCGTGTGATCGTTCCGGCGGGAGGCGGAAAAAATCGGGCAATCGTTACGGCGGTGAATGTGCCGGAAGAAAACATCCATCCGGATTTTTTCCCGCTGAAGAAGATCGAGGAGTATGACGTGCCGGAGGTGGATGGCTGATGGAAACCACCGAGATCCGGATGATAACCGACCTCGACAAGGCCATTCCACAGAGTCTGGACTTCAACTTTGAGGAAGTCAAGGCGTGGCTGGCGGAAAATCTGGCGGCGTACAAGTCGATGGTGGTCACGGAGGATACCATCGGCGCGTCAAAGGCCGACAAGGCGAAGATCGCCAAGATCAGCAAGGCGATATCCGAGCAGCGCATCGCCATCAAGAAACGCTATCTGGAGCCGTACAACATATTTGAGGCACAGATGAAGGAGCTTTCCGGCATGTGTGACGAAGCGGCAAAGAACATCGACGTGCAGGTCAAGGCGTTCGATGAAAAGCGGAAGGCCGAGAAACGCGAGACGCTGAGAGGATATTTTGCTTCCGTCAACACACAGGCGTGGCTTTCGTTTGAGCGGATCGAAAATCCGCGCTGGATGAATGTGACCTATGACATGGAAACGGCCAAGACCGACATTCAGGCGGCTGTGACGGCTATCGGCGAGAACGTCACAGCGATCACAGAGTCCGGCGGAGAGTTCGAAAACGAAATGCTTCTGGAATACCAGAAAACGCTGGACCTCGGAGCCGCCATGCGGCGCGGCAGCGAACTGAAACGCATGAAGCAGGAACAGGAAGCCAGAAGGGCTGCGCAGGAGGCCGCTGAACGCGCGAGACGGGAAGCGCAGGAAAAGGCGGAACGGGAACGTGCGGAGCGCATGGCGCAGAAGAAAGCAGAAACAGAGGCGGCAGAGCGTGCGGAAAAGCTCCTGAACGCGGAAAATGCTCCGGAGCCGTTGCGCATGGAAGAACCGCAGGAAACTGAACAGGTGCTGGATTTCCGGTGCTATGTGACGAGAACACAGATGATCGCACTGCGGGATTGGCTGAACGCCAACGGGATTCGCTTCTGCCGCGTGCCGAAATTTGGAGATTGAAAAGGGAGGAACTGAACGATGAATGCAGCAAACAGACTGACGCCCAGTGCGCCGAAGCAGACGTTCTCAAGCGCCATCACGTCGAACGCGATGCAGGAGCTTATCCGAAAATCTTTGAAAGACCCCAAAGTTGTGGCGAGATTTACATCGACGCTGATTCAAGCGGTGAATTCTTCTGACCAGTTAAAGGCATGTGATCCCGGAAGCGTCGTAGCAGCTGCACTGCGCGGAGAAGGAATGGGCCTGATACTCAACATTCACTACCATTTGGTTCCCTTCGGGCGGATGTGTAATTTTATCATTTCGTATAAAGGCTATATTGCGCTGGCTCTTGCGACTAAGCAGTACCACGATATAGATTGCCTTGATATCCGAGAAGGCGAGTACATGGGACGCGATTCGCGCACTGGAAAGCCAAAATTTGACTTCAACGTTTACTCTACGGATGAAGAGCGTGAAGCAGCACAAGTAATCGGGTACTATGCCTATTTCGAATTGAAAGATGGAATGTTCCGACCGGAATTTTGGTCGATGAACAAGCTCCTGTTCCATGCAGATCGGTATTCACAAGCGTTTGATCTTGAAAAGTTCAAAAAGTTCACTTCTGGGGAAATGACAAAAGAAGAGGAAGAAAAGATGCGGAAATCCTCACCTTGGAACGACGTTGGGTATGGGCAAGACAAGATGTGCCGTAAAACCGTTCTCCGCAGCCTCCTGAACTCCGGTTATGCGCCGCTTTCCAATGAAATCCGCTATGCAATGGAAAGCGACTCCGAAGATGGTGTAATTCCGGACATTCCAATCATAAACGTGGACAAGGCTACCGGAGAGGTGACTGGCACAACGGAGAACACTCCAGCCATCGAGGCGGTGCAGGAAGAAGAGTTCTTTGAAACTGCGGCGGTGGAAGAGGAACTGACGCGCCGGAAAGATGCCAAGCCGGAAAAAGTTCAGGAAGCAGTGAAAAAGCAGCCGAGAGCAGCAGCCGCAAGTAAGCCCAAAAAGATCGATATGGAATCCATGGACGACGGCTTTTTCGGCGGTGGTGAAGGATGAGGCCGATCAACAGCGCGATCATTGCAGACCCCAAGGACCCAAAAAGAAAAACCTGCGAAACCATGGTGATCTGGGGAAAGGTCACGCGGGACGCAAAGGTCGAGTACACAAAAGGCTCCGACACGCGGCCTCCGATGCCAAAGGTCACATTCGGCGTGGCATACGAGGACAAGCGCTTCATGAACATCATTTCCGTCGGAGAAAGCCCGCAGACGAATATCGCACAGCGCGTAAGAAAGGGCGACCACGTTCTGATCGCCGGTAAGTGGTCCAGCAAGGACTATCAGAACGGCGCGGGCGAGAACAAAACATGGACGGAGCTTCGGATCGAGCAGATCGCCATTCAGAGCGACAGTTATCGGGAGGAAATGGTGGACTGCCTCTGGACGGCGTTTGCAAACGCGATGTCGAAGGGCTATATCCACGACCGGAGCGAATTCATGCGGGCCTTTAACACGGGATTTGTGGATGCGTTCTGGGAGCTTTGCCAGAACATGCAGGGTGAGGAACCGCAGGAGAACGGAGAAGGGGATTCAGCCGCTGGCGATGATTATGAGCTGACGATTTGAGGTGCTTCGATGGACGAAATCAGAATCATGATAAAAATGCCGCCGAGGACAAAGAAAAATCACAGCCAGATCATCTTTAACAAGAAAACCGGGAAAAGAATGGTCATTCCGTCGAAGCAGTACAAGGAGTATGAGCAGGCGTGCCTGTGGCAGATCCGAAAGCCTGCAAAGCCGGTCGATGTGTCGGTCAACGTGAAGTGCGTATATTACATGCCGACGCACAGGCGGGTTGACCTCTGCAATCTGATCGAGGCGACAATGGACATTCTGGTATTGGCCGGAGTCCTGGCGGACGACAACAGCTCCATTGCGGCGGCACATGACGGGAGCCGGGTCTTATATGACAAGGACGAGCCGCGAACAGAGATCACGATCACAGAATTATACGAATGAAACGGGAGGCAGAAATATGAGATCCGGACGTGAAAATGTGCTGATTTTGGCGGCACTTCCATGGAACAGCGTATACAGGGACGATCCCATTGAAAAACGCACATACGACACGCAGGAGGAAATCAATTTCTGCCTCCAACGCTGCCCATACGCAGATACGGAGTGCTGTAACTGTCTGGGCGGCGGTACGCACGAAAAGAAAGGCCGTCCGAGTGTCGAAGAAAAGATCGACGTGGAGCGGCTGAAGGAAATGCTCCGGCTGAAGGTGCCGCAGAAAAAGATCTGCGAGGAGCTTCGGATCAGCCGGTCGTCGATATACAACTACAAGAAGAAAATGGGGGTGTTTTAGGGTGAAACATTGTCTGATGGAGGTGAAAAAATGACATTACTTGAGCTGCAAAATGTTCTTGGGGAACAGATATCTGCGATGGTGAATGGTACGGCGGACGTGGAACACGCGAGAGCGATTGCAAGCATTGCAAAGCAGATGATAAACAATGCCGACGTTGTTATGCGTGCCGACAAATACACAAAAGCGGACGGAAAGCGCATCAATAGCGTTGTAGGAGAACTGAATGGCGGTTAGGTTTACTGCGGAGCAGGACGCTTTTCTTCGGGAACACACACAAACTGCACGGACTTATTATGATCTGACAGAGCTGTTTGTGGCGAGGTTTCCGGAGCATCCGACAGATTTTCGCAATTTGCAGAAAAGAGTGCATAAGCTTGGTATTCGCAAGGGAACGCACAATGTACGCAGAGAACTTTTAAGACCGAAAAACCCCGTTGGAACGGTCATATGGAATGGGAAAAAGCCGGCGAGGGTGAAAACGGAGAACGGTTATGTTGCCGCAAACAAATATTTCAAGGAAAAGTATTTTCCAGGGAAAGACGGAAATCTTGTATGGCTGGACGGGAACCCCAAAAACTGCGCAAGGGAGAACGCGGCGCTTGTTGAGAAGAGCGTATACGCTTCTCTTTGCTGGAGAGGATGGTTTTTCCTGGACCGGGAGCTGACCAAGACGGCGATATTGACGGCGAGATTGCTTCTGTTTTTCCCGGAGTACACGCACAACGAAAATCAATATCTGAAAATTGGGAGACGTTAATGGAAAAAAGAAAAGGTCGTGGAAGCACTTCGATACTGTGATGAGAACGAAAAGAACGGGTGCGGGGTATGCCGATACAGGCCGTTCGTCCACTGCAAGCAGAGGCTTTTCAATGATACGATTGATTTGATTGAAAAGCTTTCAAATGAAAACGCACGGCTGAAAGAATCACTGATGGGAACGCCGACACCGTGCGACGATTGCGTGACGGGGTGGGGAAATCCATATGCAAGAAGCTGCATGGATGAATGCGAACGGCTGAAGGATTTTCTGAAAGAACGGGAGAAATCATGAAAACGGAAATTTTGAAGATCAAGGGAGACTGGATGGAAGTCGCTTCCGACTGCCGGTCAACGGTTGGCAAGCCGCCGCTCGACCATGAGCCGAGCGTGGATTTCAAAAGGAAAATTCTCATTGCGGAGCACAGCCCGATCCGGGATATCTCCGTAAAATGGACATGGCACGGCATCAAGAGTTGGGTGGCGACGCATTGGAGCCGCCACAAATTTGAGAAGTACATCAAAAGCCAGCGTTCAGACCGGACGGGGATACCGCGAGACAAACTGCCACAGGACGCACCTGTTGACTTCACAGGCGAAGCAAATGCGCAGTCGCTCATTGACACCATGCGCAAGCGCTTGTGCCGCCAGTCCTCGCCAGAGACGCGACAGTATGCCGAGGACTTTAAGGCGGCGTTGCATGAGATCGAGCCGGAAATTGCGGATGTGCTTTGTCCGAACTGCGTATATCGCGGGGGATGTCCGGAAATGCATCCGTGCGGGAAGGGCAAGAACTACTTTGATGTGCTGATGGAGAAATCGGGCGGGCTTATCAGCTCGACGCACATCGACAAACGCTATGAGGCGTACAATAAACTCTTTTACAGGCAAAGGAGACGTGAAAATGCCTAATGTGACGCAGAACTGCCCGAACTGCGGAGAAAGCATTACGCGGCGGCTTAAGAACGGATACCGGCATATTTTCTGCGGGCCGGAGTGCTACCACGCTTACATGAAAAAGCAGGAACAGGCACGGGACTCGGCAAAGCCGGAACGCCTGAAGGCGAGAAAATGGGACGGGATCATGATCCGGATCACAGCGCTGCTGCCGGTATTTGCCGAGTTTCAGCCGGCGGTCGGCGCGGTCTATTCGTCGGAAAAGTATCAGTACCGCAGCGAACGGCCGGGATATGTGGTGACGGTGAACGGACACAGGGTGAACGTCCGATGGAACGAATGCATGGAGGTATAGCATGACGGAAAAACAGGAGCTGTATTACACGCTTTATATGTCCGGGAAAACGATGGGACAGATCGCGCTGAAATACAACGTGAATCGGTCTACGGTCTCACGGATCATTGCGCGGGCGGAAAAGCATCTGCAAAGGGCTGACCGGCTGAAAATGCAGGTAGAGGCCGCGCAGAAGGGGGCGGCGGTATGAGCAGGGCAGTTCTTATCAGCATCCGGCCGAAATGGTGCGAGAAAATTGCTGACGGCGAAAAGACGATTGAGGTGCGCAAGACGCGGCCAAAGCTGGAAACGCCGTTTAGGTGCTATATCTACCGGACAAAAGGAATCGTTCCCCATATCATCAATGGGAAATGGGTAAAGATAGAAGTTGGTGGAACGGTCGTCGGGGAGTTTGTCTGCGACCGCGTAACAGATATTTTCGCAAATAGCCGCTTTTGGCTAAACGAAGATGATGTCCGGCACACTTGCCTGACTGCCGATGAAATTCGGACGTATGCAAACGGCGCAAATATGTTATACGGATGGCATATCTCCGACCTGAAAATCTACAATCAACCGAAAGAACTGAACGAGTTCTGGTTTCCGCCTGAGTTGTATTGTGAAAAGGAACGGTGTGGAAGCTGCCCGTATGATCAGGTGGCAGACGTGAACGGAGAATACGGTTATGACTGCGAGTGGAAGCGCCCTTTGAAGCGTGCGCCGCAAAGCTGGCAGTATGTGGGGGAGCTGAAATGACGAACTATGTGAAAGCACCGGCGGACGTGCTGAACGTGAACTGCACCATCTGCTGTCCGAACGGGCATATTCTCGGTGCGTTTGAGGCAGGCGACACGCTCCGGGTCAAGCACAAGGGGAGGCTGCTGACGTTCCGCTCCGGCTATGCAGAGATCGAGGTCGTCTGTGAGCGGTGCGGAAAGACGGTAGAAATGAAATTGCAGGAGCCGAATCTTTATGTGAGGGAGAGACGAAATGAACATTAAAACCGGTGATTATATAGAAGATCTGCGTGGAATTGTCGGCGTAGTCAACACGGTTGGAAGACCGGCGGAAAATGAAAACGGCAAGCGATTTGCCTTTGACTGGAATATTTTGTATCCGGAGAAAATGCCAGGAAACAGAGGATTCTTTAAAGGCGACGAATCTGCGCTTTGGAAGCAGTTCAAACGCGTTGGCACGTATGAAAACCCGTTTCTCAAAGAGTGCATGGGGAAAAAGCCTATTGAGCCGTTTGAACTTATGAAAAAAGACAAGGTCAACGGATATGAGGTGACATACAATGCGGACGGTACAAAGACCATCAAACGTGGCGTGATGGGGATTCTGGTTCAGGACATTCCGGATAACGCGACGATTGCGCTCAAAATCAATGAGATCATCAATTATCTGAACACGGAGAGACGGTAAATGGTGACAATATACGGGTACAGCGATGATCTGGTCGTGGTAGAGCACAGCGAACACGGAGACCATGAGATCGACTGCTATGACAAAGAGATTCGCTTCCGGTTTACGGATGGAACGGTCATTCTCATCGGATACGGAAAGGAAAATCTCGGCATATGGTACATCGAAAGAGAGAACGTCGGGACAGCGGAGCAGACGCTTTTGGTCTGCGAGGATGAAGAGGCCGACCCGCACAGCGACGTTTTCAGCATTGAGGCGGAAATTGAATCGCACGATGTCTTGAAGATTGGGAGGTAAAAATGGTAGAAAACAAGCTTTATTTCAGCATTCGCGGAGAATTCGGCGTGCAGATGACGTTTGAGGCAAAGGAAGAACTCCCCTATGAGCTGATGGCAAGGTGCATCAATAAGGACGAAGTGCTGCGGCTTCTCTGCATTGAGGAAGCTGGATACACAGCGGAGGACATTCAGGTCATTTCACAGGAGGAGTACGAAGAGAAGTACGGAGGAAGCGACGATGAATAAGAAAACGCAGAAGGCCGTCGCGGCGGTGACGCTGTTCCTGGTGATCTTCCTGCCGCTGGCGCTGATGCTGCGCTTAGTCTAGGGAGGACAAAAATGGAGGGCAAATTACAAGCGACCTGTGAGCTATGCAAGTATCGGGAGTACAGGGATGGCTATTTATATCCGTACAGATGCCTGAGAGACAAGGGCAAGACCTATTCCGACATGGAGTGGTTTTACAAGGTGCTTGCGTATCAGAAATGCCGGGATTTTAGCCCGAGGGATGCAGTTGAAGATGTCAAGACTGACGAAGCGTAAGAAAAAGAAGGCACGCCGTCATGCTTTCTGGAAAATACATCGCGCGTATGACGTATACGGCGGAGACGAGTATCTCTGGGCTGCGCATGGGAATTCCATCGTTGATATTGTCTGCTCGAATTGCTATCACGACGCGCCTACGGTGCGCGGACATGAAGAGGATACGGACATTTTGAGGTGGGCACTTTTGAAGAAAAAATGTCCGCACTGCGGATACCGGATGGATTTTTAACGTAAAGCGGAAGAAAGGATTGAATTTGAATGACATTGCACGAAGCAATCCTATTATATTCTGGATTTCCCCCAGAAGAAAACTTCAGCTTTACAGTGGAAAGCATTGGACCATACATCGTGGGCATTGCGTCAAACTACAAGCGGACGGAAAATAGGCAGACATTCACAGTGAAATGCCGATACGGTGTCAATACATTCAGCGACACACTCGGACGTGTCTGCTTCAAACAGGGGCTACCAGGGCGATTATACAAAGCAAAAATTGACGTAACTGCGATGCTGGATGATGACAACGCGATTGATCCAAATAAAGACGGCAGGTTTGTTGTAACCGATAATGTTACTGACAAGCTACAAATTGAGAAAATTGAAGTCGGCCCCATTTCACTTGTTGCGGTATTCGACGGGAAGGAGATTGACAATACATGGATAGATACGTAAACGCAACCAAACTGATCGCAAGCATTGATGAAGCTCTTGATTCAATGCGGAAAGAAGATGGCGAGCTACCGGACACGGAAGATGTCGATGAATTGCTTCGATTCAGGAGCAAACTGAAAGCCGCGCCGGAAGCCCCAATCAGGGATTATCGTCCAGAGAACGCACCGTTTGTGACGGCTAACGGCAAACCCGTTGGACTACTGAAAAGCATACGGCCCGATATTACTGAAATCGTAATTTCAACCAGCTACTGCGGATGCGAGTTTGTAAACGGTGAACTTGCATCGGTAGAAATTCTGAAAGAACCTTTGGATAAATGGGAGGAACGATATGGAAAAGCTATCGACGATTCAAAAGCGCAATAACCTGAACACAATCTACCGCAGCGCCGAAAAAGGTCCCGGTGGCGGATACCACAGTTACACAGTCATGGATGCAGGAGGGACGAAGGTGGTAGCGCAAATCGAGTTTCAGAAAGGCGCACGAAATGACCCAAACGCGCGGCGTGGTGTTTTGGACGCTGATCTTTTGGAAATCGTGCGTGATAGGCTGACGGCGTTCAACAAGGGAGAATTCGCTACGCGCGAAAATGCCTGCGCGATCACGCACATTGAGGAAGCCTTGATGTGGATGGCGAAACGCGCCGATGACCGGGCAGAGCGCGGCGTACTGGGGACATATAACAAGTGAATTCCCCCAAGATTTGGACTTGGACGGCGGACATTCAGAAGTAAAAAGAGGCAAAAAATCAGAAGAAAAAAGGAACTGCACAATTTATTCTTGCTTTTTGCGGGAAAGTGTGGTATAATCAGGTAAAAGAATATAGAAATGACGTGCCGCTTCGGGACTGTTTCCATGATTGGAGACGAACGAAGCGGCTTTTTTTGTTGGACGGGAGGAAGCATGAGCGAGTCGGTCAGTGAGCTGGAACAGCAGGAATATTTCACGCAGCTTGCCAGAAAAACCTCCGAAAGCCTTGCAATTTTTTACTGCTGCATCAAATACGATGTTCCGTTCGCGCGCGACTGCGTGCCGCGCGACGACGGGCGCGACAGGTGGCTTTCGTATCTCGATAATCTGCACATCAAAAAGCTCGATGTGAACAAGTCCAGAGAACCCTATGGCTTTCTGGACGGGCTGACGGACATCACGAAGATCTTCGGAGAAGGTCTGAAAGATGGCGAGTTCACCAAGGCCGTTTCCGCAGAGAGAAACGCCCAGACGGCAAAGGCCGGAACGGTAAGGCAGCGGAAGGATTGGGGAAACGACTATTCCAGCGAGGATTACGCAGAATTCGACAGAATTTATGAAGTCCTCGTTTCGGATTTTGGCGGAGAGAATGCGGTCAGCGCAAAGCAGCAGCTGATCCTTCGCAATGTGGCGCGCTGGATGAAGCAGATGAACGACATGACGGCGTCCGGAAAATTCGACGCGGCAAAGAAGCTGTCCACCATGATACAGGAAAACCTTGCAAGCGAAAATCTGCGCAAGAAGGACGTTCGGCCGGCGGACGTGATACGGCTGGACGAGATCACGGACAGACTGGAAAAGGCCGGACTGCTGAAAAACGGAAAGCAGTGCAGCCCAGACGAGATGTTTGAATATTTCTTTGGCCGAAAGCCGAGATATCCCTATACGGCGGACGCAGTTGACCAGATGATCCTAATCAATGAGAATCGGATGCGCCAGAACGACGGAATGCCGGAGCTTTCCGCACTGCCGGACGAGATGCGCATTCACGACGAACTGGGAGAATTCGCTTCGGAGCCGAACGAGGACGAAAAAGAGGCTTACGACAAATTGGGCCTCATCAGAATGCCGCCGCTGAAAGACGGCGCGAAGAAATAGGACGGTGATGAGAGTTGGCGAGACGATACGGAAAAGTGTGGTCTGCCGGCTAGTTGAATAGGGTGTCGGATGGATTCAGAAGCGCGAGGTCGAACAGCGGGATTACACCTCGTTTGAATCAGAATGGTGGGCGTTTTTGATCTGGGTGATCCGCTGGTATCCAGACAAGGGCTGCGACCTGTTTCGGGATGAGTTTGCGGACTACGCAAACGAAGAAATCATGCAGCGGCTGATGATGCGTGCCTACGCGAGAAACGCGGATGTGGCATTCACGGGAACGCGCGGCATCACGAAAACGAGCACAAAATTCAAGTATGCCATGCTGAACGGATTGGTTTGGCCGGGGACGCAAAGCGCCTATTACGGCCCAAGCTACAAGCAGATGGCGCTGATTGGAAGCAAGCAGTTCAAGCAGATCGCACACGATTATCCGGCATTGGCAAAGGGATGGCGCGTGACGGCTGAGAGCAAGGACGATTTCAAGATAGAAACGGACCTTGGAAGCGCATTTTATATTTCTGCCTTCCGTGGAGACAACATCCACGACGTGACGGCGGAGGAATTTGCACAGGAAGAAAATCCTCCGTTTGATTTTACCGAGTATTCGACGATCGTTCTTCCGGCGGTCCGTCTGCGGCACAACGTAGATGGAAAGCCAGATGAAAATTTCGTTGCATATAAAAACCACTCCATTACGAGCGCGGGAAGAAAACAGCATCCGTCCTTTCCCGTCCGATGCGACACATTGAAGGAAATGTATCGCGGAGAAAGCGCGTTTGCATACGACATGAGCTGGGAATGCGTAGTTTTGCAGCAGATGCGGCCATATTCGTGGGCGCAGAAGCTGAAGTCGAAGCTGACGCCGGAGCGCTGGATGCGCGAGATGGAAAGCCGGTACACCGGCGCGGACGAATATCCGATCATTGCGGATGAAAGCCTTTCGGAGAGCTGCTGCCTGCTTTCGATGGAACGGCAGCACTGCTGCAAATATCCGGGGTGCAAAACGGAACCGCAGGATGTGACCTACATCGTATGCTATGACGTTTCCTATGAGGACGCGAAAAAGAACGCGAAATGCGCCGTCGGCGTATGGAAGCTCACGAAGCAGATGGATTTCCTGAAAAGGGATCGGTTTTTGAAGCAGCTTGTATGGCTGGACGATTGGCCGCCTCCGGATAACGCCATGAAGCAAGCCAGAAAGCTGAAGGACGTGTGGTATCGGTTCTGCTTTGACGGCGGAAACACGACCTACATTGCGATAGACGGATGGCAGTACGGCAAGGCGGTCATTGAGGACCTCATGAAGGATCTCGGAGATGGGCTTCCGCCGCTCTGTATCCTCGACCACACGGAATATACGGCGCTGGAGCTGGACGGGGCGCTGCCGGTCATTTATCCCATCAAGGCGGGCGGAAGCGGCGTGACAGACCCGGATGTGGAAATGATCCGGTATGCGCAGACGCAGTTTGACAACCACAATGTACAGCTGCTGACGATGAACACGCGCGAGGGCGTGGAGGCGTACAAGCGGCTTCACAAGATCAAGGATGACAATCTGGATTATCAGATCGCGAGGCCATATCAGAAAACGCGGGAGCTTTCGGGCCAAATCCAGAACCTGAAAGCCGTGCCGTCGGGCGCGGGTTTCAGCGAAAAGCGTATTTCACGGGCGATCCAGCGAGACAGCTGGTCGGCTATCAAATACGGACTGCGGCTGGCGCAGAAACTGGAAAAAGAGCTGGCTTTGAGTGAGATCCGGAAGAAAAGCGATTGGGACGAAATGCTCAAGAGGTATCAGGGACGCGAAAGCGTCCGGAACGCAGGCCCTGCGCAGGGTGCGGGACGCCTTGTGACGCAGAGACGCGGAGGAAGGATTTTTTGAGATGACAGAAGATCAGACGAAGGTATACCGGCTATATGCGCTGCGCGTGACACAGGAGGCTGTGGAAACGGCGATGCGCGAACGGTTCAGCAGGATCGCGCCGGGATACATCCTGATCTATACGGCGGGTGCTCGGCCAGAGGGCGGCATGGAGATCGACGGAGAAAACGTGAAGCGGCTGACGAAGGCAGACGAAGACTGGATCATGAGCTGCGCGACGGCGCTTCTGCGGGAACGGCTGGAAAAGGAAAAGCCGAAAACAATGGAGAATCTGAGCCGGATGATCGACGAGCTGTCAAGCGCGCTGGCAGAAGAACGCAGAAAGCAGGCCGGAACGGCGGAGGATGCGGAAAATGGCGATAGAGACAAGTGAACTGAATAAGCTCCAATACGCCGCATTCCCGCAGATCTTTGAAAAGCTCCGGACGATGGCGGCAGAAAATCAGGGGATGCCGATGAGCGCGATCTCGACGGCATTTGCCGGGATCAATGCCGGCCGCTACGGGATGGCAAATCCCTACATTCAAAATCGCCGCGTCAAGCAGATATCCTCTCTGCCGGTCAATTTCACGAAAGACAAGGTCGGCGAGATGCTCACGGCTCCGTATGACAGCGAGCAGCCGCTCCGGCAGGTATCGCACATTCTGGAATACACGGCATATCCACTGTTTCACATCCGGAAAACGTACCAGAATCTGCTGACCTATCACAGCTATGTGATGCCGAGAATGGTATCCGGAGAGGATACGAAAAAGGACGATTTCCTGCGGGAATGGAAGCTGACGGAAAAGCTCCGGGAGGAATTCAAGCCCAAGGAAAACGCGCACCAGATCGTCGGGCAGGTCGGGGTAGAAGGCAAGGTTTTCTACTACCCGCGCTACAGCGTGGACAAGAGCCACAACAAGGTGAACTACGCATTCATGCAGCAGCTGCCCAGCGACTGGACGAAGATCACGGGATATAATAACGTTTCCAAATATACGGTCGCCTTCAACATGATGTACTTCCTGCAGCCGGGATGCGTGCCGGAACAGTTCGGAGAGCTGTTTCTGCCGTATCTGTACGACTTTGGAAGCGTGGTGCAGAAGCCGGAAGGAACGGGAACAAGCGTTGTTTTTGCGCAGAAAACGCGCATTGACATGCAAAAATTCCAGCGGATTCAGGCGATGGGCGATATACCGGGGACACCGGACGTCTATTATCAGAACGGACGATGGTATTACTGGGTCTATCTGCCGGTCGATTCGGTTTTCCCGTTTGAAGCGGACGATGTGAGCCGGACGGCAATCTCGCCGTTCGCGGGACTCTTCCTGAACATGATCCAGCTGGCGCAGATGGAACAGATCCAGCTGGAATTGATCCAGAATCCGCTTGTGAGCCTCCTGCACGGAGAAATTCCCTATCGGGACGACAAAGCAGCGTCATCTGAGGATCAATACAAACTCAGTAACGCCGGACGGCTTCTGTTTGAAGCAATCTGGTACGACATGCTGCAGATGAACAGTACAAGCGGAATCGGCCTGTATGCGGCTCCGTTTGAAAATATGAAACTGGAAAGCCTGTCGGAAGCTCCGTCGGCAATGGATATTGTGAAGCAGGGCTACAGCGACACGATGAGTCAGGCGGGTATGGGCGCGATCATTCCACTGGGAGACGATCCGAAGGCAGGAACGGCACAGATCTCGCTTCAGATCGAAAGTAAGTTCATGCAGACGGTCTACCGCGATTTTGAGCGGATGATGAATGCCATTATCAAAAAGCTCAACCTCAAATACGACTGGAAATTCGTCATGTTTGGAGATATTGCGGAGGATGAAAAAACGCTCGAACGGTGCATGAATGGGATGGAACACGGAATTCTGCCGGACACCATTCTTTATAACGCGCTGCTTGACCGGTCGATGCTGGACGATCTGTGTTTGTCGGATGCGGTCTACAACAGCGGTATCCTCGACAAGCGGCTGCCGCTGGTGACGGCATACAACATGAAGCAGGATTCCTCGGGACTGCCGCCGCAGTCTCCCGGACGGCCGAAGGGCGACGGAACCGTGACGGCGGACGGAAGCGAGACGATGATCGACCAGTACGGAGGTACGAATGATTGAATTTCTGACGGAAAAAGATCTTCCGGCGATTAACAAGGCGCTGAACGACTGGAAAAACGTTGAAATTCAGCGGACGAAAGATCTGATCCGCGTGGTGGAGATCAGCGCGAGGGTAATCGAGAAGAAGGAAATCGCGCGGAGCTGAAAAGAAAATAGAGTGCTTGCGGTAGGATAGTACCGCAAAGGGGCTGGATAGAGTCAACGACACGGAAACGTGCCGTTGGCTCTTTTTGTTTTTTGCGGAAGGGAGAAGAGAACATGGCTCGGCTGAAAGAACGGTTTGATTTTGAAAACGGCGCACTTGCGGCCGTGCGCGATGCAGCGCGGGATGTGACAGGCGCCTATCAGGATGCGGCAAGAGGGCTGGACACACTCAAGGAGCTGGTCTTGATCGAGCTGGGGATGCCGAAAACGGCGGACGTTCTGCACAGGCTGGCGCATTTGCAGCCGCAGCGCTTTGACGGGGTGGGTGATCTGCTCCACCAGAGGCACATCTTACAGATCTACCCGGCGACCGCAGAATACGCGGACCGGCCGGAAAACCTCGACGAGGTCTTTGAAGCGGCCATTGAAATGCTGCAAAGGATCGAAGATGCGCTCCGGAAATGCGTGGAGGTTTGCGACGGAAACGGGATGTATCCGCTCGGACGCGGGTTTGAAAATTTGCAGATGGAGAACAGTCAGAGCTACGAAAAGCTCCTGTATGCGTGGCAGATGTATTCCGAGCACGAAATGAGCGCGACCAGCTTCGAAGGATGGATCGAGGGACTTTACAGACAGGACGGTGAGTGAAAATGCCGCTGACAAAAAACACCAACGCGCTTGCGACGGGACAGCTTCGCGTACTGCAAAGGCTGAATCCCTACGAATTCGGCGTGGAGCTGTGGCTGATGCGCGAGGGCGTGAATCGGAACAAATGGGATTATCGGAATCTGGAAAAGTTCTACAAGACGTTTGTAGGGCAGCCGATTTTGATCGCCTACGTTCTGGGAAAGGTCGGAGACGGACACAACAGCCAGCTCCGGACGGACCCGAGAACGGGCGAAAAATACTATTCCTACATGGATGGGACGGCGGAACGCATTGTCGGAACGCTGTCGGATGATGAACGTGATTTTTCCCTCAAGAAGAGGGATGGTCAGACCTGGATTGTGGCAAGGGGAAAGCTTTTCGCTTTCTACGCAAAGGAGGCCGTGGATGAGATCGTGCGAACAGGGCGCATGGACGTATCCGTGGAAACTCTGATCGAGGAAAACCGCATGGACGGAGACATTGAGATTGAGGAGGTCTGGCGGGGACTTGGCGTCACGATTCTGGGTGCGGGCGTTGCTCCGGCAATTCCGGGGGCCAACATCGCTCGGCTTGCCGCGCTGGGAGAAGAGTTTAAGACATTGAAGCTCAAGGCGGCATCTTTACAGAAGGCCCCGGACGGAGAAAACGGACCCGAAAACGGGAATTTACAACACGAAGGAGTGAAAACATTGAAACCTTACAGCAAGAGACAGCTCAAGGAGCTTTCCGCGCGCTTCGACGGTTATAAGGTTCTGGCGGCAGGTGAAAAGGACGGAAAGATCTATGTCTGCCTGATGACGAAGGACGGCGCGTATAAGTCCTACATTCTGGAAAACGCCGCCGAGACCATCGTGCCGGAACGCTTCCAGACGCTTTCCATCAATGCAGTCGCGCAGTTTGGCGAAGAACAGCTGACCACGGACGCGGCGGATTTTGTGGATGTGATCTGCGGAGAAACGAACACAAAACTGAACGCGGCGGAGAAAAACGTGGAAGCGCTGACTCAGCAGCTGAACAGCGCGAACGCGCAGGTCGCGGCAATGCAGGAGTTTGAAAGCAAGCGCCGTCTGAACGCCGCGAAGGCGAAGGCGGAAGAAACGCTGCGGAGGTTTAACCTCAACCGGGAGCAGAAGGTCGCGGACAGCGAAATTTCCGGCATTCTGACCGACATTGAGGCGGGACTTTACACCAACAGCTGCGACAAAGACAAGAACTGGACCGGCGAGGCAGAGGTCGCAAAGGCCGTTTATGCCGTATGCGGAGAGGCCGTCGAGAAGATGGATGCCGAAGCCGCCGCGAAGAAGAAAACCACCTATGTATGGGACAAGCTCGGAAAGAACAGCGAAAAGGACGACGGCTCCATTGCCGGCCTGCTGGACAAGTGGGGCGTCGAAGCCGCTTCCGAGGAATAAGAGAGGAGTGAAAAAGAATGTTTACTGCAAAAACCGCATTTGAGCCGCGCGTGACGAACGATTTCCGCGATGACCTCATCAATGTGACCGGCAGATATCAGGCGTCCAGCGCGGACGCGGACTGCGACGCGGGCCGTCTGGTCGTGCGCACCACGCAGCTGCCGTGCGCAGGCTTCCCGAACATCAAGAATGAAAACGCATGGATCATGGTGGACGCCACTTCCGCCACGAAGGCAGGCGATGTCGTTTATGCCGCGAATACCTACGAAGTCTCGCTGCTTGCGGGCAAAAACGGCCAGCGCTATGCCGTCGGCACGGAGACGCTCGGCCTCGGCATTCCGGCAGGCCGCGACGGCACGTTCACGAAGATCGTTTTCGACGGCGATCACGCATACCGCTTCGGTATCGGCAATGTGAATGCCGCCGTTGGAGCCAACACGTTCCTGACCATCGACGCCGGTCAGCTCAAGCCCGCCGCTGCCGCTCCGACAGCGAACGGCGCACTGTACTTCAAGGTGCTTCCGCAGACCGGAAAATTCACCGAGGGTACGACGGAGAGCTTTGACTACATCGACGTGCAGGCTTGCCGCGTCTACGCATAAGGAAGGAGTGAGAGAAAATGCCGAAAATCAATCTGAACAGCATCCCTACCGCTGTTTTCCGCGTGAATGCTTCCGGCAATGAAGCAGAACGCGGTGACATCGTTTCCAAGGGCCGTGTGCTTTTCTATGAGCACGCCGCAAACGGCAAATCCGCCATTCTGGCGGCAAACGGTATGCAGACTGCCAACATTCAGCACATGCTGAGTGGCAAGGGCTACAAGGAGCTGAATGAAAAGTTCCAGAGAGAACACCTGATGTATGCCGCGAAGGTCGCCTGCGCACAGACCGGCGAAACGCCTCCGGCAAGCTTTGAGGAACTCAAGCGCAACGGTATGCGCTTCTACGGAAACGCTGCGTTCTACAGAGTGCTTCAGGGCATCTATCAGGAGATCGTCATTCCCATCATTGCCAACGTCTACTCCGAGGCCGTGGATTTCTTCGCGGACACGCTGGAGGTCGGCTTTGGCGAGACGGCTATGATCTCTGTCGGCTCCAATGACATCCCCATTTTCCAGGATTCCAGCTGGGGCGCCTCCAGAAGCGTGCCGCGCAACCGCTTCTACACGAAGGACTACACGCTCAACCCGCAGCCCAAGACCGCAATGATTACGGCCAAGTGGTATCAGCTGGTCGGCAACAATCAGGACTTCGGTCAGTTCTTTGCGAATCTCGTTGCGGGCATGTATGCAAAGACCATGGGCATGTGGAATCAGGCGATGACCCTTGCGGCAGCCGACACCACGCTCATTCCGAGCAACCTCAACCAGACGTTCACCAACCAGAACTGGATCTCGCTGGCAAACAAGCTGGCCGCGCTCAACAACACCGGCGTTCGAAACATCATCGCGGCCGGTTCTCCCGTTGCGCTGGCAAAGGTCCTGCCGACGCAGGCCACCGGCTCCACCAACGCAAGCATGGATTCCGCGCTGGCGATGCTGCTGGGTCAGCAGTACAACAGCAACGGTATGCTCGGCGAATTCCTTGGCGTTCGCCTGATGCCGCTGCGTGACGCGGTAAGCCCCGTCAACATCAACAGCGCACCGACCACGCTCCTGTCTGCAAACGATGTATGGATGCTCTCTTCCTCCGGCAGAAAGCCCATGACCATCGCTTACAACGCCGAGACGCCCATCACCATTGAGATGGACCCGACGCGCACGGCAGATTTCGAGATCGGCATCAATCTGACCATTGCGCTGGATATGGTCGCCGTTTTCTCGAACAAGGTCGGACACGTTACTGTCTAAGCAAGGCCGCGCGGGTCACGGGCAGGCCCGCGTGCGTCAAACGCTGGGAGGGTAAACCTCCTCCCTCCCAGCGCCATATGGCTCCGCTGGCGCACAGACGCCGGTTCAATTCCGGCGGGGGCCGACACGAAAAACGCCATAGATCTGAAAGGAGTTTTTGAAAATGGCTGAGAACAAGAACGCGGGCAGAAAGCCCGGCAGACCGAGAAAAAATCCGGAAGCGGAAGCTTCGGAAGAAAAGGACGTTTTCTTCAACGTCCCGGAAGAAATCGCGACGGAAAACACCGCTGAAAAGGCGCAGATCGGGGAAGAAAATGTGCTGACGGTGATGGCGGACGATGTCAAGGGTGCCGGCTACGACGGTGAACAGACACCGCTGACGGAGCTGGAACCGGAGCTGAAGGGACAGGAAGTGGAAGTTCCTAGGGAATCCGTTGTGGAGGAAAAGGCAGAAGCCCCGAAGGAAGAGACGTTCAAGAAGTCGGATGTGCAGAAGATGATCGCGGATGCGGTCGCGCGCGCGATGGCAAGCGTTCCCGCACAGCAGACTCCGCAGGTGATTCAGGTTTCCAATGACACGGAAATGGTGCATTTCCTGTGGATGGCTCCGGTCGCGGACGACAACATCGTTTTCTTTGGAGAGGGCGGTATTTACGGACAGATCGTCGGAAAGACGGGAAGCTTCTATGTGCCGAAGCGCGATCTTTCGCGCGTGCTGACGGAGGTCAACCGCGTATTCATGGCAAGGCGCTGGCTGATCGTGGTGTCCGGACTCAATGAGGACGAACGCGAGGCGCTGGGCGTCAATTACCGGGAGGGGGAGATCCTCGACCGTAAGGTCTTTACAAGAATCGTGGAATTCGGCGAAGAAATGCTGGAGATCTATCCAAGGCTCTGCGACGGCCACAAGAAAATGGTCGCACAGGGATATATGGAGGCGTATGAAAACGGTGATACGCATGTGACGCGGGAGATCGTCGTGCAGCTCAACGAAATGAGCAAGACGGCAGAAAAGCCGAGAGGCGATTTTGTCCATATCATCGAGAGAATGAACGAGCGCGAAGCGCTCTGAGAAAAGCGCCGCATGTGGGCGCGGGAATGAGGTATTGAATATGAGCAGTCCTGTATACAGCGAATTTTCCTTTGTGCCTGCGTCCGCATACGCGGCCAACATCAACATCCTGCCGGAGCTGCGGGAGGCTATCAAAAACGCCTTCCCGGCGCTCGACTGGCGCGGCTCCGAGGCGGAAATTCTGGAGATCGAGATGCAGTCGGCGGCGGAATTTACCGCGAAGCTCAACCGGGAGACACAGCTCACGGCAAAGTCTGCCGGTATGAGCGCGACCGACGATGGAAGCGGAAATATCACGCTCAGTAATGGCGGCTCCGGCTATGCCGTGCGGTATCGGGGACCCGTGGAATATGTGGTTTTCAGCGCGGCGGCAACGCTGACGAACGTGCATATTCGCTGGGCGATGCAAAACAAGACCCACGCCGTGGCGCAGATCACGTCGGTCTCCGGCGCGAAGCTGACGCGCGGTGGCTTTGAGGTCCCGGCGGCGGCCGGCGGCAAATATGAGCTTTGCATCGGCGGATATTTTCTGACGGCAAACGGCGTGACGACCGGTTTTTTCTATAACCTTGAAAATGCGCTCACGGTGCGGACAAGCATTGAAAGCGCGGCGGTCGTATTGGGCGCGGCGCTGACCTACACCGGAAACGAGCAGGAAAAGGCCGTGACGAGCGTGACGCTCGGCGACGTCAAACTGACGGAAAACACGGATTACACGGTCAGCGGTGACAAGGGAACAGACGCAGGAAATTATTCTCTGCGCATCGACGGAATCGGAAATTATGCGGGGACGATCATTGCGCCGTGGACCATTGCGAAAGCGGCGGCCGGTCTCAGCGTATCGCCGGAAGCCATCGAAATGTCCGTCAGCGGAAGCGACACGATCACGATCAGCACGAATTCCGACGGAAAGATCGACATCGAAGCGCGGACGCCGGACGTGGTAGAACTTTCGGTTGGAGCCGAAAGCAATAAGATCACAGTAACGGCAATCGCAGCTGGGGAGTGCGTTTTGGAGATCCAGCAGGAAGAAGATAAAAATCATCTGGCCGGAACGGCGGAATGCACCGTTACGGTCACGGCTTAAATAGAGGAAAGGCGGCGGTTTCATGGACAGCCAGGAAAAAATCGAGGCGCTTTGCGGCATCATTGAATCTCTTCTGGCTCTGATCGAGGATGAGACCGCCGCAGACTGTATCCGGGAGGATATGCAGAAGATCCGGAACGTGGATTCCTACGAAAAGGAGGATTGGGACTGATGGGTACGAGCTGGAGCGAGATCATTACAAAGCACGCAATGGTCCTGATCTCGGACGAACGGATGACGGAGGATCTTCAACAGGATGCGGCGCTTTTTTTCCGGCGTATGAGCGCATGGATGGAAATGGCTATCCCAATGCTTACGCAGCCGCCGGAGCTTGCGCTTTATCTGGCGGAGGGCCTTGAAAAAGCACAGTACGATGACGCGGAATGGGTCAGCGACCAGACCAGCACGACGCAGGAAACGGTCGTTGCGACCGGAAAGATCGGGTACGAGCTGTGCTCCTGCGTGATGGTTGGAAGCGCCGGGATGGACGAGGCGGTATTTTTCCCGTATACGGATTTTACATACGACAAGGAGACGGGAAACGTGACGTTCCCAAGGCAGGACAACGCCGGGACCGAATACAGGCTGGATTTTTACACGGACGGTCGGTTTTCACATGAGCTGACGATGCGGCAGAAACGGCTTCTGGGGTTGGCGGTATCGGTCGTGTGGGACAACCGGTTCAACCGCGAATGGCTGAACATCCAGCCGAAAATCCACGACAAGAATTTCAATCCACCGAACGAAAACACGACGATGAAGGAATCCACGGCTCGGTTCAAGGAAAATTTACAGCTCTTTTATTCGGAGCTGCGGGCATATGAGCAGAGCTGCGCATATATGCAGAGAGTCAATCCGCTGCGGCGGGTATTCACGATGCTCTGAATTTTCAGGGAGGACAGAATATGGCTTGCGAATTCAGCCGCAGAGGCGGCGTTGTGAAAATGCAGAGCAAGAGCGTGAGCGCGTCCACGACCGCGCCGGTCGTGGTGAAGCCGGACGCTGGCTATACGGGACTCGATCAGGTTTCCGTGGCGCAGGTGAAGCTTCAGGAAAAATCCGTTACGCCGTCCACGAGCCAGCAGATCTTTACGCCGGACAGCGGCTTTACGGGACTGAGCAAGGTGACGGTTGGCGCGATCAAGCTTCAGGGAAAGGTCGTGATCCCGTCCGCAAGCCAGCAGACCGTCAAGCCGGACGCGGGCTATAACGGGCTTTCTCAGGTCGTTGTCGGCGGCGTCAAATTGCAGAGCAAGACGGTCACGGCCGGAACGGTGCAGCAGACGGTGACGCCGGACAGCGGCTACACGGGCCTGAGTCAGGTGCTTATCAATCCTCCGAGCGGACAGACGGTCAAGAAAATCACAGCGACGGTAGCCGGAGATGCGAAGAATTATCTGGACATTTCCAACACGGCCGGAATCTCGGACATTCTCGCCGTGTATGTATGCGCGTCGATCAGCTATGCGCTGCTGTCGGACAAGCAGATCTATTCGGCGGCATATTTCAAGGATGCGAACGCAACAAACGGAGCGATGGTCAAAACCACGGGCAGTGGAATTTCCGCGCTTCTTCCGACGGCCGTCGGCGTTTCGCTTGTGAGCGGAAATATACGGGTGCAGGTAGCCGTACCGAATGCTTTCCCGTATGCGGACTACAACGTCTGCATTTACGGAACTTAACAGAAAAGGGGGCCGGGAGAGTGTCCATTGAAAAAAACATTGCAAGCGGGCTTTGTGCGGGCGGCAGAATTTCCGGCTCCGTGAAAAACACACCGGCGCAGTACAGAAACCGGGAGAAGCAGTACCTTTCAAATCCTTCTGCGCGGTTTACGGAGAAAATTTCCAAGTATGCGTCCAATTTCGTGAAAGCGCGTGTGCAGGGACTTGATCCGAACGACCGCGAGTGCTGGACGGAAACGCGGATTCGCATAGCGGACATTGCGCCGGATTCCGCTTCGACGCTCCGAAAGCAGGACGATTACAAAATCGTGCTTTTTGCGGACCAACGCATTGAATATGTGCCGGAGGGGTCGAAGATCGAGACGATGGGAAGCACATGGCTCGTTGTGAATCCCACGAACATTTCAAACGACATTGGCGGAGGAATTATCCAGAGATGCCGGACGGTCTGGAATCATCTGGATTGGTACGGAAATCTGCTTTCGGAGCCAATCTGCGCGGAAAAAGCCATTCTGACCGCGAACGAAAGCGATATGCAGGAATATGCGCTGATTACGAAGGGCTATGTGAACATCGTGTGCCAGTGCAACGCGGAAACGCGGCAGCTCAACACGAACAGCCGGATCATTCTCGGCTCCGGCGCGTATCGGATCACGGGCTTCGGTGACTGGTCGCAGGAATTCACAGGAGACTATGATTCGGTACGGCTGATGGAATTTACGGCGCGGTATGAGCCTGTAAATCCGGAGATCGACGACATGAAGCGGCACGTTGCCGGCGGAAAGACGTTTTCGTGGGAAATTCGTATCAAGGGAAACCCCGTTATCAAGACGGGTCGGACGCAGAGTTTTGCGGCGGAAAGCCTCCGGATGGGGGAGACGGTCGAAAACTCCATGGAGCATCCGATCTTCTACGAATGGGAAAGCTCGGATGAAAGTGTGGCAGAGGTCAGCCCGGACGGGGTTGTATCTGCCGTTAAGGATGGAAACTGCATGCTGCGGTGCAGACTGGTACAGAACAGAGAGGTTTTTCAGACAATGGAGATCACGGTCGTTCCGGCGGACGGAGAAAAGGAAATTGCGTTCCTTGGGAACGTTCCGGATTTGCTCCGGGCGTATGAGACGCTGACGCTGGAAGCGGCGGTATTTGAAAATGGGGCAGAGACGGACGAAGCAATCACGTTCACATGCTCCGGCGCGGAGGAATCGGCCTATACGGCGAAAATCGACGGAAACAAAATTTCCGTTACCTGCTGGCATGCCAGCGCACAGGCACTTAAGATCACGGCGGCAAACGGTGAAATTTTCGCGGAGGCGAGGATCGGATTGGAGGGAATCTGAGGATGGGAATTTCGATCATGCAGGGAGACAGCTATCAGAAGCCGTTCACACTGCGCACGCTCGACGGGACGCTGATTACGCCGGAGATGGTGACGGCGCTCGTTCTCAGCATTGGAAATCTCTCAAGGCAGTATCCCGACGATATCACCTACGCGGACGGGAAATGGCTGTTTCCGCTCAGTCAGGCGCAGACCTTCGGAATGAAGGGAATGCTGCCGATACAGGCGCGGGTGCTTTTTCAGGACGGAAGCGTTTTCGGCGGAAACGGCGCGCCGGTTTCCGTACTGCCGGCCGTCAATCGCGGAATTCTGGGCGGGGCGAAGATCACGGATGGAAAGCTGCTTTCGCGGAGCATCATTGAGGTCGGAAACGACGCGGGAAATGTTTCCGTGGTCGTTGGCGCGGCCGGCGTTCAGATGAGCGGCGGAAGCGTTCAGGCGGACTGGAGCCAGAACGATGCGCAGGCGGCGGATTTCGTGAAGAATCGTCCGGGCGCGTATATGTCTGATCCAGTCGCAACCGAGATATACAATGGGATACTTCCGGAATCAGCAAACATTCAAATGGACTATGTGCCGACGCTCGGGGATGTTGTCACGGTCAAGGTTGGGACGGAAAGCATCGACTGTACGGTTGGCTATTATAAGGGCCTTATATACTTTGCGACTGTTCCTGTTGAGGACATTGTAGGCGGCACAGCTACGAATTATGTGCTTTGCTACTATCAGGAGTCCCAATGGGTCGCGCAGACAGCCGGAACTTACACGGGGCAGAGCGCAGTGTTCGAGGCTGCAATTCGACAGGTTGTTAAAATCCCGGAAAAATTCCTTGAGCTTGAGAACGTAAAGGATGTTTACTGGATCAAGTTTGAATTCGATCAAAAGACCCAAACGTATTTTTCCAAAAAACTTGACGGAACTTATGCCGAATATGCAGATATCAAGGCCGCGATAGACAACGGAAAGCTCGTTGCGGCAGTGGCCTCTGCATTTGGCGAATCGAACAACGTCGGACTGGTGGACGGATATGGGAAATATGTGGATGATATGTCTGTGAGCTTCTATGAGGTGAACGATATTTCCCTAAGTGGCAGTACCCTTATGAGCCTTGCACGTTTCCGATGGAAGAGTGGACATATATGGGAGAAAATCGATGGCTCTATTGAATTCTCCTATGACAAACCAATGCCGTCTACTTTGACTGGCAAACAGGGAGACAGTGACCGTGTGGCGAGAAGCGACCATAGTCACCCAGATAGAACGTCCATACAATTTCTTGGGGAACTGACCGATGGCGACGAAAAAACGGTTGCGTGCGGCAATGTATCACCCGATACGCCGTTTGTGGCATCTGGGCTTGATATTCCGATCGGCGCAGAAATCACGCTGGGATTTGACGATTACACGCCGGCTACGCCTGTTACGATAGTGTGGGGCGGGGCGGAAACTGTCAATTTTTCCGGTGGCGGAAATTATTGGCAGGTGAATCTTGCATACAATGCATGCACGGATGCTTATACGCTGACGACCACAAGAGCGCTGACCAATTTGACGCTCACGTACAAGACTGTTCCAGCACAAACGAAAGACTACCAGAAATATGTGCTTGCACCGTATACGGTGGCTCCGCATCTGCTGCTTGCATCTCCGAACGGACTGCACAAGCTTACGGTGGACGATAATGGGAACGTGTTTGTGGATGGGAAGAAGATCGGCACCCCCACGGAAACAGCATAAGGAAGGAGAACGAAGATGGCGACAAAAGACCTCAAATCGATCAAATTTCCGGGGCTTCCGGATACCTATGAGATTCCAGCGAGCGGAGGCGGCGGGTCGGATGAATCGCTCGGCATTACCGGCGCGGTGGCTGGGAAAATCCCAAAAATCAAGGCGGTTGATGCGGTCGGAAAGCCGACAGCGTGGGAGGCGGTGGAAATGCCGGAATCCGGCCCGACGGACGCGCAGGTCTCCTCGGCAGTAGACACATGGCTGACGGAGCATCCGGAGGCAACCACGACCGTACAGGATGGCAGTATTTCCGCACAGAAACTGGCGGGCTACAGCATGGAACGCAGAGACATTCCGTGGGAGCTGTTTTTGGACGGATACAAAACGATTGCCGCAAACACACAGGAGGACGCCGACTGCGCAGTTTACGCGGTAAAGTTCGAGGTCGGGAAAACATACTGCCTACTGGGAATTCCGTATCCGGTAAATACGAATGAATTTGTGACAGATCCTGATGTCAGCAATTTTGGTTGGTATCGATCTTATTCGGCGCTTCCGGATGTGGCCGCGAATCTTGCGGCAGGAAGGGACAGACTCTATGGCCAATTCTCGTTGGGTATCATTAACACGATCATGCAGAAAGCAGTCAGTGACGGCTACATTGAGCCTGCAATCACTGGTCAAACGCTGGCCGGTGTTCCCGATTATTTCACGGTAAAACAGGACTGGTATCTACTCCGGGCAAGCGTTAAGCCGGATGCCGGCAAGCGCATCAACAATTACTTCGTGGCAGAAGTTCTGGCGGGAATGAGTGATATCGGGGAGACAAATGGGGAGAGCTGGGGCGTTTACAAAAAGGATCTTGGAAACGGCTACGCAAGAGATAGAGGATATTTGCAGCAGATTTTCGCATCCAAAACGGCAACCGCAGAAAATGAACGCGCGTATGCGGCCATGTCCAGAGACGTTCCGCGCGACCGCACGCTGAGCATCCAGTTCATAGGCGACTCCATCACTTATGCAGCATCCAACGCTGGATTGCAGAATGCATTCCGCAAATATGTGCCCATGAATCTGCGGGCAGAGACTATGGCGCTGTGTCAAAGCGGTGTGTCGGCCACGACAGGCAGCGGAAGCTACGATTGGAATGGGAAGAAGAATACCGATACAGCATACGACGCGGCGATGTCGGGCTATTCCGGGCTGGCGCAAAAGCTTGCGGAGTACAAAACGAATCTGTCTCTCAAAATGTGGGCGAATGCGGTCGATATTGTGGTCGTCGAGCTTGGAACGAACGATCACTGGGATCAGGCGGCGCTGGGCGTTGCGACCGATCTGACAGAGGATACGAACTTCTACGGTGCGGTCGAAAAGACGCTGACGCTGCTGGAGGATACGTTCCCACACGCGCAGATTATGTGGCTGCTGCCGTTCAAAAATCAGAACTGGAAAACCAGCACGGTCAAGATGGTAGATTATCTGATCGCGTTGAAGATCCTCTGCCAGATGCATACGCGATGCTGGGTTCTGGATCTGTTCGACAAGTGGTTCCTCAATTACGACGATACAGATTTACGCAGCAAGTTCTTTATTGACGATGTGCATATCACCGGGAATGCGCACAAATGCGTGGCGGAATCCATGATCGATAAAATTCGACAGATCATTTCTGTCTGCGGCCTGCGCCAGATTGAGACCGTGCGCGTTACCGATGCAAACGATAGCGTGTATGGAAGCGCGAATGCGTGAGGAGTCCGGAATGATGGATACTTGCATATGCTGTGGACGGGCCGTGCCGGAGGGCAGGATGGTCTGTCCGGAGTGCGAGATTGAGGCGGAAGAAAGGTTGATGGCGTATGGGAAAATGCCAGCATGCGTTCCGGAAGAATGCGGATGCAAGCCTGCACTGCGATCTTCTGAGCGGAAAGGATAATCGGCGGGACTGGTGCGCACATCAGTACCTGTGCAAGAGGACAAAGATGTGGGAGGTTTCGGACGGCGCGTGTGAATGCGAGATCCTGAAAAATGCCCACAGAGAAAAATCGTAGGGAAAGCACCGCATGGGCGCGCCGGTGCGCTTCGGCGGACTGTGCGGTGCGGAGAAAACCATGGAAGATCTGAGAGGAGTTTGAAAAGCATGGAAAAAATCACAATCACGGCGGAACAGCTTTTGAAGGCGAAAGATTATGTGCCGGTGGCGCTCAAGACGCACTATGCGCAGGAGGCGGCGAATTTCTGCTTCGACCGGCTGAATCTGAAGCTTTCGGGCGGACCGGACAGTTTGCCGATGCCGCCGATGTACAAGGAAAACACGGAGTTTAAGCTCCGGATGCTCATGGGCGGATTTGTGAAAATGTATCTCGGGATGGAGTTTGAGACGGAAACGGAAGCCTCCGAGGATGCGGACGGAAAGCCCATAAAGCGAGAGGTCTGCCCGTGGCTCATGACGCAGGAGGCGTATGACCTTTATGCCGGAAGCCACATTTTTAACCAGCTCGAGCGGCTGAAATCCGAATACGGTGAGGTGCGCGACCGCGCATTCGACATTCTGGCGGATTGGCGGACGACCGAAAAAATGCTGAACGCGGAAATTTCCGGAAAGCTCATGGTCATGAACGAGCCGGTCAGCCGCATTCTCATGGCAATGCAGCTCCAGACGACGCCGGAGGTCATGCAGGGATTGCAGAAGGAGCTGGAAAACGTGCAGAAGGAAATGGAAGCCTATAAGAAAGAACGCGAGAAGGCGGTGCTGAAAAAATGACGGTATCGGTCGATTCCCCGACGTATCCTTACAGCCGCGTTTTTCCGGGATACAACCGGCTGCGCGGGACCGAAGAGATCCCAATGAAGGTGCTTCGGTATCTGCTCGATCTGCCGCTGCCGGGATACCTCCCGAAGGACGACAACGAGCGTGCAAGGGTACGGCTGGCGAAATATCTCTGGTACGACGGCGCAAGGCCTCTGGAAAATCCGCTGCCGACGGCGGAGGAAAAGCTCTCGATGCTCTTTGACGGAGAGCATCCCGTTCTCAACACGGCGGAGGAGAAAGCAAGACATCCGAAGGGATACCGCGTTTTCCCCCAAAGAGTATGGGGTCAGAGCGACACAGAAGCGGGCGTCCTTTTGAAGCTGTATCTCGGGAGGACCATTGCGAAGGACAGCCTTCACACGGTTTTGGGATTGCAGTTCGAAATTCTCGTAAACGTCAATATGGAAAACACAACGAGGACGGACGCTTACGCGAGAAGCTACGACATCGAGCAGTGCATCATTGAGGCACTGCATGGTGTGAACATGACGGGTGTTGGCGTTTTCGATTTCAACCGCTACGCGCATCCGGACAACGGAAGCAAGGGCGGCTTTGACTACGGCGTGCATGTGCTGAGAATGCCGCATCTGAGCTTGGAATGGTGCGATTCGCACGAGGATGCGCCGGACAGCGGCACAATCTGATAATTTGCTTGCGGCAGGATAGTGCCGCAAAAGGGCTGGATAGAGCTGATGCGTATGGATTTTCCATATGCAGCGGCTCTTTTTGTTTTGGCAGAAGGAAAGGGAAACAATGCATTATAACAACCTTTCTCAAGGCATGGTCAGAAAAATCCGGAGGTATGAGCCTGTGGAGGCCGAAGGACTGACCTTATATCCGATCCGTGTACGCGAGTTCGAGGAATTTTCGATTGTGCGGCCGGTGATCGACTTCATGCAGCAGTGCCTCCCTGTGACACTGATCTCCAAGCCGATCCTGCAGGCATTCTATCGGATGGAATTGGACGCGGCGGAACATGGCGAAAAAAGCGAAGGGATGATCTTCAAGTGCGTGCTTGCGCTCCTGCTGGCGCTCCGGATCGGAGACGGAATGGAAATGGAGCAGAGGATGCAGCTTGTGCAGATCGTTCCGAACGCGGACGACCCGAAAAGGCTCGAAAGGATCGTTTTCCGGACGGAGGACGGAGAAAAAAGCGTAACTCCTGCACAGTTTCAGAGAATTCGGCCCATTCTCGCGGCTCAGAACGGCATTGAAATGGTTTCGGAAAATGCCAATCCGGAGCTTGTGCAGGCAGAACGCGACCTTGCGGAGCTGAACGCGCCGGAGCTGGATTTTTCTCTCGAATCCGTAAAGGCAAGTATTTCTCTCGTTTCCGGCGTTCCCGAGGAGGACATGGACGAATGGCCAATCCTGCGCTTTCTGCGGCAAAGGGAGGCGCTGCAAAGGATGCTTGGATACCTGCTTTGCGGCGCTGCCGAAGCGCAGGGAGCCAAATGGAAGGACGGGAATCCGTATCCAAGCCCGCTTTTCGACCGTATTCGGGAGTCGAGCGGCGGCGTGATCTCGCTGGAAAGCTTCGCCGGAGGCGGCGGTATGCGGGCATACCAGAACGCAGGAAACAAGACGACATGACAAAAATCTCAAAAAGACGATAAGGAGTGAAAAGAATGATTCGTTTTACTGACAAAAGACTTTATGTGAAGGGAATCGGCGAGGCCATGTGTACCGACAAGGTAACGGGTAATATCCGGTACTGGTCGAACAAGTTCCAGACCGGCAACGTGACCCCGAACGTCGATAACGGCGAAATTCGCGCGGGCCTCGGAAACGCCATTGCGGCCATGATTCCGTCGAACGCCGGTATCACCGTGGAATTCAACGCCGCCGATTTCTCCATGTGGGCAAAGGCAGCCCAGCAGGGCGCAGTTCTCAGCTACAACGCGACCGTCATGACCTGCACGACCGTGACTGCAACGGGAACCTCGCTTTCCATCAACAAGGCAGAGGGTACGCCGGTCGCGCAGAAGGGCTTCTCGAAGATTTTCTGCTATGTGCAGGAGGTCGGTGCGCCCTCCGAGGTTGCAACGGGCGGTGTTGCGTATGCGCTCAATCCCGACACCGGCGCGATCTCCGGTTTCACGGCCGAAAACGGCAAGAAGTACAAGGTGTTCTATTTCGTGAACAAGGCGGGCGCCCAGATCGCCACCATGACCACGGCAATGGACCCGATGGTCGTTCACTTCACTGCGACGCTGGCCGTTTTCTGCAACGACGCGGGTTCGGCTCAGAACGAGGGTACGCGCGTCGGCACGCTGTTCGTGATCGTTCCTTCTCTGAAGTTCGGCGCAAACGGCGGACTGACCGGCGATCAGACCAACAACGACACCACGTCGCTTTCCGGTCAGGCCGTGCAGTATGACCCGGACGTCATTTCCGACGGCTGCGACGATTGCAGCGGAGCCGGTTCCGATCTCTGCTACTACATCTATCAGCCGTGCGACAGCTCTGCGGACGATGTGGAGGGCATTGTTGCCTCCATCGGCAGCATTTCCGTGGCGAAGTCCAGCACCTATCAGATGCAGCCGCGCATCGTGATGAAAAACGGCGAGCTGGTCAAGGGCGACCCGGCCGTTTTCACCTACAGCGCGACCGGCGCTCCGACCGGAACGACCGTTGCAGCGGGCGGTCTCATTACCGCAGGCGCGACCGCAGGTGATTTCACCGTCGAGGTGAGCTACACCGCAGGCGAGTCCACGTTCAAGGACACCTGCGACGTTTCCGTGACGGCGTAAGGCATTTGAAAAATCCCGGAGGGGAGAAATCCCTTCCGGGAAACGCGCGAGGACGGCAGGAAATGCCGGATTGGCGCGTTTTGGGAAATTCGGAGGAGCTTATGGCGATCGAGGATTTTGCGGCGCAGTTCAGTGCGGAGCTGGACAGAGCCATTCAGTACGCGATGGAAAACGATGTGGCTTCGGCGGTCCGGGTATCGCTGGCGGAGGCGGTCGAGACGGAGGTCTACGACGCTTACGATCCGCACATGTATATCCGGCGCGGACCGATGGACGGCGGTTTGCAGGATCAGAGTCCGGACAACATGGAGGCGACCTATGACCCGCAGACAAGGACCCTCGAGGTTCAGGACATGAGCCGAGACGAAAAAACCGGAAGGCTGGTCGCGCCGGTCGTGGAAAGCGGTGAGGGCTACCGGTTTCCGTGGGATGGGCAGAGGCCGAGACCGTTCCATAAAAGAGCGCAGGAAATCGTTGTGGAATCCGGATGGTTTGAAGGTGCGCTGCAAGCCGGGCTGAAAGCCGCAGGCTTCGATGTCAAATGACGGGAGGATGAAACATGGCCGGAAATGTGGATAAGGTCCAGCTTCAAGTAGAGGTCGTTCGGACACAGCTCGATACGCTCATCAAGGACGTAAACAGCTTGAAGGAGCAGAAAATCAAGGTCACGGTGGATTCTTCCGGAATGGAGGCGATCAACCAATTCAATCGTTCTGTGCAGACGATGGTGCAGAACGTAGATAGTCTGCGCGGGAAGTTTACGCAGCACTATGAACAGACGGAGAAAGCTGCGGGAAAAGCGGCGGCTGCGGCGGAAAAGGCGTCACAGCGCGCATACAAGGCGGAGCAGCAGCGGTTCACGAACGCAAAAAACAGCATTCCGGCGCTCCAAAAGCAGTATGCGGATCTTGCAAACTCCATAGCGGCCGCGTCTGCGAAATATCCGAAAGGTACGTTTGACGGGCTTTCCGAAAGAGTCGCACAGGCCAGAACGGAGCTGGACGCGCTGGCAAACGGCGTGAAGGACGGAAGCAGCGGATTCTACACGTTGATGAACAGCGTGGAGGATGCGAAATCTGGGCTGGCTGGCCTGCGTTCAGAATTTTCACAGACCAAGGCAGACACCGAAAAGCTGCAAAAATCAACAAACGTCCTTGGAGACAGTCTTGGAAACATCCTGAAAAAGGTCGCTGCGTGGCAGGTGTTCAATGCAACGGTGGCCACGGTTATTCGTTCCTTCAAGGAAGCGCTGGCGACGATGAAGGAAGTGGACACGGAGCTGGTTGCGATCCAGAAGGTGACGAACAACACCGACGCGGAAATGGCCAGTCTCAGCGAACACGCATACGAGGTCGCGTCGCAGTATGGCGTGGCTGTGGCGGATTATCTGGAATCCGTGGGAACGTTTGCGAAGGCCGGTTACAAAGAAATGTCGGAGGACATGGCGGAGCTGGCGACCAAGACGCAGCTCGTCGGCGATGTGAACTCCGCGACCGCGAATCAGTTCCTGCTTTCTGCGGACGCGGCCTATAAGATGAAGGGCAATGTCGAGGAGCTTTCCGGCGTTCTCGACAGGGCCAACGAAATTGAAAATAAATACGCGACCTCCATTCAGAAGCTGGCCGAAGGCTTCCCAATCGTTGCGAATGTGGCGTCGATGGCGAATATGTCCATTGATGAGACAATGGCGGCGCTCGGCACGATCACGGCGGTCACGCAGGAATCCGGCTCGAAGGCGGCGACGGCGCTCCGCGCGCTGATCCTCAACATCATCGGCGATACCGAGACCGAGATCGAGGACGGCGTGACGTGGACAAAGGAGGAGATCGAGGGGCTGAACGACGTTCTCTGGATCTATGCGGAGGACGCGATGAAGGCTGCGGATGCGGCGGGAAAGATCGTCGATCCGATGAAGGCCGTTGCGGCGCTGGCAGAGGCGTATAAGGACGGCGTTCTGACGCAGGCACAGCTGGCCGAGATCGAGACAAAGCTTGGAGGCAAGCTTCGAACGAACCAGCTCGACGCGCTCATTAAAAATTACGACATGTACGCCGAAATGCTCGATAAGGTGGCTTCGGCGGCAGGAAGCGCGGATAAGGAAGTCGGCATTATGCTGACGAGCTGGGAAGCCAAGACAAATCAGCTGAAAAACACATGGACGGAATTTATTGCGAAAACCATCGACACGAGCTGGATCAAGGGGCTTGTGGACGCGCTGACGTGGCTGATCGACGGGTTTGACAATCTTGGAAATGTGCTCCTGATCGTCAGCGGTTTCCTGCTTGCCGCGAAATGGAACAGCGTCGTTGCGACGTTTGTAAAAATCGGAAGCGCCGTTTCTGGACTTGTGACGATCTTTAAGACGGCGGGCGTGAGTGCATCGTCGTTCAGCGCGGTCATGCAGTCGCTGAATATCTCCCTTTCTGCGACGCAGCTGGCCATCGGCGCTGTTACAGCCGCAATTGGGATTCTCATTTTTGCGGTCAACAAAATAAAAAGCGCACAGGAGGAAGCACGGCAAAAAGCGCTGGAAGCCGGAAAGGCTGCGGCTCGGGAGGCCGAGGAAATTCAGTCTCTCTACCAGACCTATTCCGATCTGAAAAGCTCCTATGAGACCGGTGCCGGCTCCAAAAAGGACTTCGAGGACGCGACGGACCGGCTGCTGAAAAAACTCGGATACGAAAAGGAAAGCGTAGACGATCTGACGGCAAAATACGGAAGTCTGGACGAGGCAATTCGGGCCTCTACGGAATCGGCCCTCGAGGCGGCTCTTTACGACGCAAAGGCTGCGACGATCGCGGCGGAAAAGGCGCTCATTGCCGCAGCGGAGGACACCTACGGTTCGCAGATGGCAGGTGCGCTGGAACTGGACAGTGCAGAAGCCGTTATCAAGGACTATCAGAAAAATCTGGAAGCCCGCAAGGAACTAATCGATGCAGGAAAACAGGACGCAACGAAAATTTTCGGCGAAAACCAGTATTCCAGCAATGAAAAGCTCATAAACGGCGTCAAGTCGGCAGTCGAGGATTATAACACAGCCATTGCGAATCAGACGGAGCTGGAAAACAAGCTTCAGGCGGTGCGCGACGGGACTCTGGACAGTTACGGGCGCGAAAATGAGCTGCTGGAGGAGAACAATCAGCTCACAGATGAGAACAATCAGAAAACTTCTGAAAAGGTCTCGAAAATTCAGGAATACGGCAAGGCGCTGAAAACACAGCAAAGCGACCTTGCGGCGGTATCGGCGGCGCTCGGTGAATACCGCATCAACGGAAATATCTCCGCCTCCACGCTGCAGAGCCTGATCGGGCTGAGTGATAAATATGTGGAGATGCTGACCGACGAGGACGGACAGCTTCGGATCACGGAAGAATCGCTCAAGGCGGTGGCAAGTGCGATCCTCGAGGATGTGGACGCGACACAGCAGCAGATCGGCGCTTCGTCCAGCGCGGACGAGGCGGCAGCGAAATTCGTTTCTTCCCTGCTCGATGTTGCGGAAAATGCCGGATACTCCGGAAAAGCGCTTTACGATCTGGCGCTGGAGATCATCAAGCTCAACGAGACGGGACTTGACCTTTCCGCGCAGATCGCGCAGGTCGTTGCGCTTGGACGCGCGGCGGGTGCAACGGCGGCTTCCATTGCATCGATCAGCGGGATCAAATCCTCCGACGCGGACAGGACCATCAAGGGATGGATTCAAACCGGACAGGTAGGAAGCTATGAAGAGGGCGAACAGAAGCTTCTTCAGGGGATTTACGATTCCTTTGATTACAGCGAAAGTTCGTGGAACAAGTCCGGCAGCTCCGGTTCCAAGGGTTCCGGCTCCGGTGGTGGCGGAAGCTCGTCGGATGCGACGCTGACAGCGCACAAGGAACGCGTGACGCTGCTGAAATCCGAGCTGACGCTGCTGGAAAAGCAGGGAGCCAGCGAGGACGCGCAGAAGGCCAAAATGCGCGAAATTCAGGACGCGCTTTCCGCACAGGCGGATTATATGCGCTCCATCGGAGCCAGTCAGGCCGACATCAACGACCTTTCCTCGGAATGGTACGACTGGCAGAAAAAGATCAAAGAGCAGACGAAGAGCATGGACGACCTGCTTTCGGAGCTGAAGGATGCGATGCAGGATTCTCTCAGCTCCCAGCAGGATGCGAGGGATGCGGAGCTGGCCGCGCTGGACGCGCAGCTCGACGCGCTCAAACGGCAGAAGGAGACAAAGGACGACCAGCTGACGCTGGAGGAAAAAATTCTCGCAGTTCAGAAGGCACAGGCGGACCTTGCGAACGCTCAGAACGAGCGGACGGTCCGGCAGTGGAACGCTTCGACGGGACAGTGGGAATGGGTCGCGGACGAGGGAAACGTCAAGTCTGCGAAGGATTCTCTGGAAAAGGCTGAAAAGGACCTCAAGGATTTTCAGGACGATCTGGCGTACAACGCGGCTGTGGCGGAAATTGAGGCGCGGAAGGACGCCATCAACGCGCAGTATGACGCGCTGGAACGGCAGTACAACAATTTCCTCGATTCGCTCAAGGCCAAGACGCGCGGGATCGGGGAGATCCTGCAGGACATCTGGAAAAATGCGACGCCGGAGCTGAAAAAGATCATTCTCGAAAACGCGGACATTTTCCGGCAGTTCGGCGTGGACGTGTCGAAGCTCTCCGATGCGGTGAACGAAACGGCAAACCGCATCGTGAAGGTCGGCGCGGACGGAAAAGCGCCCTCCGGGCTTTCCGTGGGCGACCGCGTGGTCACAGGCGGCGGCACTTATGAAATTATCGGCGTCAATCCGGACGGAACGTATCAGTCTCAGCTGGTGGACAAAAATCAGACCACCTACAATTACGGCGGACAGTACGACGCGCCGCCGGGTGGGGATTCCTCCGGAGGCTCCGGCGGCTCCGGCGGCTCCGGAAGCGGACTGAAATACAGCGGGACGGTCTACGCCTACGCGCAGGACGGCTCCCGGTACACCATCAGCTCCAAGAAGGGTCTGGATTTCCTCAATTACGAGGCGGCGGGAGCCAGAATGACCGGCGGAGACGGCACGTCGTGGCTGAAAAACTACGACGGGACGACCTCCATCACGAAGAAGGACGGAAAGGTCTACACGGTATACGACCGGGGCGGAATCCTCGAAGGGATCGGCGGGATCAAGGCTACGGCGGAGCCGGAAATGGTGCTGCCGCCGGACATCACAAGGGCCATCCAGAATATGCTTCTGGTCCCGCAGGCGGACGCGCGGTTTGAGCGCGGGATGGACCGGATGCGCGCGGCGCTCTGCGGAGATCTGCGGAATTCCAACGTTTTCGCAGGCTCGACGTATGACGATCACCACGTCGGTACACAGCAGAACGGATGCAGCTTTTACAGCTTCGGAGGGGTGACGATCTCCGAGGGACGCGCACGAGGCATGAGTGTGGCGGATTTCGCGCGGTCTGCGGCGACGCTGGCGATCCAGAAAAATATGTGAGGCGGGAGGAAACGCGATGCTTTATCAGCCGACCAATATTTATCCGAGCATGACGGGAGGACTTGGAAACGGCGTTGTGGACGCCTCGAAGGATCTCACCGTGAGCTGGCAGGTCAACGGAAATTCTGCGATGGTGAGCTATCAGATCGTCATCTGCAAGAACAATTCGACCTCCGATCAGGTCTATTCGACGGGCAAGATCAGCACGGGATGCCCGTTCTACGGCGTGGACTACGCAGGAAATGTGCAGTTTTTCAGCTACACCATTTCCGCGTCCGCGCTCCAGACGGCCAAGATCACAAACGGAAACGAATACAAAATTCTCATTACGCAGTGGTGGAGCGCGTCGGACTTTGTCACGCAGTCGAGCGCAAGCGTTTTCATCACAAGGGCTGCGCCGGTGGTCACGATGGGGACGATCCCGTCCCCGGTCGCGGCCAAGAGCGCCTCGTTCTCTGCGGAGTATACGCAGGCACAGGGTGACAATCTGAACTGGGTGCGCTGGGAGCTGGCGCTTGTGGACGGGACGGAGTATGACATTCTCCGTGACACCGGGAGAATTTACGGAACGGCCCAGCTCCGGTTCGACTACGACGGATTTTTCTCCGGGAGGCGGTACGCCGTGCGCTGCACGGTACAGACGCAGAATGGAATCGAGGCCTCCACGGGTTTTGTGGCGTTTTCAGTATCGTATCAGACACAGCCGTTCCTTGGGACGCTCCGCGCGTGTCCGGTGAACGGCGTGAGCGGCGTCAAGCTCAATTTCCCTGCGACGCGGGACATTCCGGCGAAACTGACCGGAAACACAACGATGTCCGGAAGCTTTCTGAATCTTCCCGCAGGCGCGAAGGCGGTCTGGAACAAGGTCAACAGCGCGGACATGCGGCTGGACGCGCCGCTGGACATTGTATGGCGCGGGATGCCGAACGCAAACGGCACGCTTTTGAAGGTCTCCGGAAAAATGCGCACCTCGGCGGAAATTCAGACGCTGCCGGCGGCGGCCTGCTGGGACGGCATTGCCTACGGAAACGGGGTGTATGTGGCGGTCGCGGCCTCCGGAGAGATGGCCTATTCGACCGATGAAGGGGAGACGTGGACGGCGGCGGAATCGCCCGCAGAGGGGGCGGGCTGGTTTTCCGTCTGCTACGGCGGCGGCAAATTCGTGGCCGTTGCGTGCGACAGCGCCATTGCGGCCTATTCGGCGGACGGAAAGACATGGACGAAGGCGAATCTGCCGGTATCGGCCTACTGGAATTCGGTCTGCTACGGAGGCGGATATTTCGTTGCCGCTGCGCATGATTATTTTGCACGGTCGGAGGACGGCATCCACTGGGGCGGCTCTGGCGGAAACTCCGGCATGAGCGTGACGGACGACGGAAGCGGAAATCTCGACATCACGCAGTTTTCCGGGACCTGCACCGACGGCGGAAACGGCGAGATCACGATGGAAGCGGACGGCGGAGCGGTCTATGCAAGCGACGACGGAGATGGAAACGTCACGCTCGTAAACGCCGGAAGCTCCGGCGCGGTCAGTTTTCCCGGTACATGGTATTCCGTTTGCTACGGAGCCGGGATGTTCGTGGCGGTCGCAAATTCCAGCGCGGATGCGGCGATCTCCTCGGACGGCCTTTCGTGGACGCGCTGCTCTCTGCCGGAATTCGGATGCTGGAACGCGGTATGCTGCGGAGACGGCATTTTTGTGGCAGTACAGACCGGAAAGATCTGCGCGTATTCCTCGGACGGCGTGACGTGGTACAGCCGGAACATGCCGCAGGATGCGGACTGGACGGCGGTCGCCTACGGAGACGGACGGTTTTTTGCCGTTTCTTCCGGCGGGACGGTCTGCGCAAAATCGCAGGACGGCGCGGTATGGACGGCGGACACGATGCCGATGGCTGCAAACTGGAACGCGGTATGCTATGGCGGAGAAGGCTTTGCGGCGGTCGCCGACAGCGCACAGAAAATGGCCGTTGTGACGGAAAGCGGCGGACTTTCGGACTGCACGCTTACGGTCACGGCGGAATCGAACACGCTCTATGAGACGATGACGATGCCGGCTTCTGGATACTGGGATGATGTCTGCTACGGGAACGGAAAATACGTCGCCGTTCTTCGGAACAGCACGGGCGCGTATTCGGCAGATGGGAAAACGTGGACGAATTCCGGTCTGGACGCATCGTACCACTGGCAAAGAATCTGCTTTGGAGACGGAAAATTTGTGGCGATTGAGGCGGGAAGCAGCGGAATCAAATCTGCGCTTTCTGCGGACGGGGTCAACTGGGCATATTACGATCTGCCGAAAACGGCGGCATGGCAGGACATTTGCTACGGAAACGGAAAATTCCTCGCCATCGGTTTTTACGAATGCGCCATTTCCACGGACGGAAAAACGTGGACGCTGGGCGGTACGCCGCCCTCCGGCGTGCTGGCACTTTCCGTTTGCTACGGAGGCGGAAAATTTGCGGCGGTTGCCGGGGGCTACTGCATTTCTTCGGCGGACGGTATCAGCTGGACGAAGGCGGAGCTTGGCTTCCAAGTGACGGATATCTGCTATGGAAACGGGAAGTTCGTTGCGGTCGGGAACAGTGCGTTTGCCTATTCGGCGGACGCAGTCACGTGGACAAAGAACAGCTTCTCCGTCCCTGCCAACCGCGTGGCGTTCGGAAACGGGAGGTTCCTGGCGACGTGCGTCGCTCCGCGCGTTCTGCTTTCGAGCGACGGAATTTCGTGGGCCTATGTGGACGGACCCGGCGGCGCGGTTTTTAACGCGGTATGCTACGGGAACAGCGAATTTCTGGCGCTTCCGTTCAACGGAAACACCGGCGCTGTGATACCGGAAAGTGCGGAAGGGACGCTGAAATTCAAGCTGAACGACACGATCACGCAGACAAAGCCGGTCCCGGACGGAAATTTCCTTTCCATTGTGAGCGATGGGACGAGCATTTTCTTCTGCGGCGGCGGTGCGGCGGATTCGGTTTCCGTGCCGATCCCGTGGGAGTACATCACGGCGCTGGAGCTGGACGGCGTGCAGAGCTGTGACTATCTGTTTGTCTCGAACGGGAAGCTTTCCGAGGAGACCATCAACAAGATCCTTACAGACGGGAGCTATCACCCGAACGATCTGGCATCGCGGTTCTTTGCGGACTTCGACGGCTCGGCAAACGGCGGCGGCGTCGGAGACACGAAAATTTTCTCCTTCGCGATTTACCGCAAGACCGAAGGAAGCGCCGTTCTGGAGCATGTGCTGGACACGGATTCGGCCTACGGAGACGTGCTGTTTGACTGCGGTGCGGCGACCGGAAAAAATTACACCTACTACGCCTACGGCATCGGCGGAGACAAATATTCCTCCTCGGCGCTCATTTCCAACGAAATCACGCCGTGTTTCTGGGATTGGACCATTCTCTCCTGCACACAGGATGCGAAGGGAATTTATCACGCGCAGGAAATTTTCCGGTTCGGAAAAAATCTGGTTTCCGGAGCGGTCTCGAACAACAACGCGCCGCAGGTCCTACAGAACTTTACGCCGTATCCCACGATTCAGGCGGCTCCGCAGAATTACCGGAGCGGTACGCTGCAAAGCCTCATCGGGACGATCACGGAAGGAACGTATTCCGACACCCCGGAGCTAAAAAAAGCCGTCTACGGGCTTTCCGTGACGCAGAGGACGCTGTTCCTCAAAAACCGCAAGGGAGAACTCATGAAGATCCGCATTTCCGGGCCGGTCACAATGGAGACGATGGACGACGCCGTTTGTCAGGCCCAGACCGTCAGCCTTCCATGGGCGGAGGTCGGAAGCGCGGAAAATGTGCAGATCGTGCTGACACAGCAGGACGATGCATGGCCGTATTGAGGGAGGCTGAAAAATGGCTTTTACGACCTACGCGGAAAAAATGAACGATTATCTGCGGCAGCTTAGAACGCCGTTTACGAAGCTGTGCCGGCTGCGCTTTTTGCAGCCGGACGGCTCCACGGCCTTTGCGCTGGACAACAATCCACTCAATCGGAGAAGCGGCGCTTTTCTGGCGGAGGGGACCATCTCCGGAAATCTCCAGAACGGCCAGAGACGGACGGCGAACGTTCTGCTGTCGAATCTGGACGCGGAGTATGACTACAACGTCAACAACATCTGGTTTGGTCAGCAGATCGCCATTGACGAGGGTCTGGTGCTTTCGGACGGCTCCGATTTTTACATCCAGCAGGGCGTTTTCTACGTTTCCGAGCCGGTGGAGACCTTGCAGCCCGGCCAGAGGACGATGGAATTTCCCTTAGTGGACAAATGGGCGTATCTGGACGGGACGCTTTTCGGAAAGCTCGAGGCGACGTATGAGGTCCCCATCGGGACTTATGTGTTCAATCCAATTTCTGCGATTCTGGCGCTCGACCGTGGAAATGGATACAAGGTCGATCCGGTGGCTCCGGTTTTTACGGAGTATTACAACGGAAAAACGCAGGTGCTTCCCGGAGGCGGAACAGTCCTGCTGACGAGCACGCCGTATACGTTCCGCGTGGATTCCGACGATGGGAGCTATGCGGACGTGGTTCTGGGACTTTCGGAAATGCTCGGCGCTCTCGTCGGGTATGACCCGAACGGTGCGCTGCGTGTCGAGCCTTCGCAGGACGATATTCTGGACGTGAACAAGCCCGTTTTGTGGCAGTTTTCGACGGATGAGGCTTCGCTGCTTGGCGCGACGTACACGGTCAAAAACAACGATGTCTACAACGATTACATTATTCTGGGAGAACAGGAGGACGGAAACCCGCAGGCGGCCGGTCGTGCGCAGAATCTTGACCCGGCGTCGGACACGAACGTTTTTGCAATCGGCCGGAAAACGCTCCGGGAATCGGCCTCCGGGTATTACACGAAAAAGCAGTGCGAGGATCTGGCGGTGTGGAAGCTCAAGCGGTCGGCGGTTTTGCAGAAGGCGGTCTCCATCTCGTGCTCACAGATCATGCACATTTTTGAAAATAACCTATGCTCGATATGCAGAACGGACAAGCCGGGTGCGCCCGTGGAGCGCCATCTCATTCAGGGCTATTCCCGGCCTCTGACCGGAAACGGAAGCATGACGATCTCGGCGGTATCGGTCAATGATTTTCCCATTGCGACCGTCACAAACTGGCCGGCATAGGCAGAAGGGAGGTACGGCTTTGAGCGCAAGGAAATACGGAAAGGTTCTGGTTTTTGCGAGCGGTGAAAAAATCCCGGTGCTTTCCGAGGACGGAAAATTCTTCTACTGCGAGGGACGGCAGTTCCGGAAGAGCAATCCGGAGATCGCAGAGGTTCGGAAAATTCCAGCGGACAGAAAGGAGAAAAAGGATGCGCAGTAACGGGCGGTTTTGGAGAGATACGGTCTTTGGAATTCGCGCGTGCGCGCACTTTTTCGGGAGAAACTGGATTCCTCCCCCTGTTGCGGGAATCCGGAAGCTTTATAAAAAATGACGATAGGAGAAATGGAATGGAAGTTTTCAAGGACGTGGTATCGGTCTGCGGAGGAATTACGACCATCGGCGTTTTGCTGGTCGCGCTCGTCCGGCCGCTGCGGGAGCGTGTGCTTGGCTCAAAAGCCATCAAGGATGGGATGAAATGTCAGCTTCGCGCCGATATGCTGCACACCTACTACAAAAACAAGGAAAAACAGAAAATTCGGCAGTATGAGTCGGAAAATTTCCAGTACGAGTACGACGCATACAAGGCGCTCCACGGAAATTCCTTCATCGACAAGATCAAGAGGGAAGTGGACGAATGGGAAGTGGTGTCATGAGAATGGAATGGAGCAAGAAAATTCTCGTTTTTTCGTATTTCGTGCTGGCGGTGCTGATCTTCGTTTTTCTGGCGGAGTCGGACAAAAGCTCCGCTGCGGCGGTGCTCTGCGCGTGGATCGCGGAGTGCGGTGCTGCGACCGGCTTTTATTTCTGGAAGGCCAAAAATGAAAACCGGAGCAAGTACGCGCTGAAATTCGTGGAAAAGCTGGCGGACCGGTACGGAATTGAAAGCACGAGCAGAATTCTCGAAACGGTTTTGAAGGATTGAAGGGAGAAATATCATGGATTACACAAAGATCATTACAACGTTCCTTGCGCTGATTTCGGCGCTGGTCTCGGCGTTTCTCGTTCCGTGGCTGAAGGAGAAGATCGGTTCGGAAAAGCTGAAAAAGTGGCAGTCGGTGGTGGAGATCGCCGTTCGGGCGGCAGAGCAGCTCTATAGATCCGATCAGGGTCAGGAGAAAAAGGCGTATGTTCTGCAATATCTGGCCTCGAAGGGCATTCGGTTTGACGATGCGACCGTGGACAAAATGATCGAGTCTGCGGTGCTGACGCTCCACCACGAGCTTTACGGAGGTGGGGAAGGATGACGGTCTCCGAGGCAATCAGAAAGCTGCTTTCCGTGGCCGAAAACGAGGTCGGTTATCTCGAAAAGGCTACGAACGCCCAGCTCGACGACAAAACGGCCAACGCCGGACGGAACAATTACACGAAATATGCGCGGGATCATGCAAAATGGGGGACCTACAATGCCTCCAAGCAGGGCTACGCATGGTGCGATATGTTCGTGGACTGGTGCTTTATCACGGCGTTCGGGTTTTCCGCCGGAATGGAGATGACGTGCCAGCCGAAGGGCCTCTACGGAGCCGGATGCACGATGTCCTACAATTATTTCCGGGATGCAGGCCAGAGCGTTCCGGTCTCCAAGGTTCAGGAGGGAGATCAGATCTTCTTCGGTTCTCCCGGAAACATGACGCACACGGGAATTGTCTATAAGGTGGACAGCGCGAAAATTTACACCATCGAAGGAAACACCGGCTCCGGAGAAAACACGGTGATCCCGAACGGAGGCGGCGTTTTCAAGAAGTGGTACTATCGGAATTCTGCGGCCATCGGCGGGATCGGACGGCCCAAGTGGGACGTAGTCTCCAAAATTTCCGGTATCCCGGAGCGGACGGAGCTGAAAAGCGTTCGGTACGGCTCCTTCCAGGGAGGAATTTTTGCCGAAGTCCCGTTTTCCTGCATCGAACGGATGGAACACATCCGCATGGATGGCGCAAGAGGCGAATATCTCACAAGCGCGGCCGTTCGCGCAAAATGGAACGGGCGTGCGCCGGATATCGTCATAAACGCGGAGCTTTTCAATTATTCCAATTACACGCCGGCTTCCGGCGTGGTGCATCATGGAGAGATGGAATATCGCGGGTGGCAGCCGTTTATCGGCTTCTCGAATTACCGGACGCCCATTCAGGAGGGCTACAGCGCCGTTTCCTCGCCCGATGCGGTCGGGGGCTACCCCGCGCTCGTTCTCGGCGGTGAAAAGTCCTTCACGGTTCCCAAGGGGCTTGAGGGAAACCGCTACCGCACGGCGATGGGCCTCAAGGGCGATGTACTCGGAATCCTCGTGACGCAGAATCCCGTGAATCTGGAGGTCGTGGCGAACAAGTTCGTTTCCGAGGGCTACGATTTCGCCATCAATCTCGACGGCGGAAGCTCCAGCGGATACGCCATCCCCTCCAAGGCATGGGCCAGAGCGAACAAGCTTCGCGGGTTCGTCGGAATTTGGCTCAAGGGCGGAAGCGGGAACTATCTCAGCAGGTCCGTAGGGCCGGTCAAGCCCTCGAAGCCTGCGAAAACCGAAAGCTGGGCGGAGACGGACAAGTCCGCCGCGAAGGGTGTGCGGCTGAAGGTAACGGCAAGCGCGCTGAATCTCCGGGCGGGAGCCGGGATCTCGACGGCGGTCAAAACGGTGCTGAAATTCGGCGAGGTCGTCACATGGTACGGATATCAGACAGAGAACTGGTATTATGTACGGACGGCAGGCGGTAAGGAAGGCTACGTTTCCAAGCAGTATGTGAAAAGGACGTAGGGATAAAAAGAGCCGGAGGACGGAAGTCCTCCGGTTTTTTCTTATATTGACACGTTTTGACATGGATGCTAGAATGAAAAAGCCCCAATGGGGCGGGGCGCTGCCACGGAGGTGGCAGGCGGTCGGCACTTCCTGAAAAGGAGGTGATGCGGATGGTTACATGGAATGAGGTTTTTACCTTTTCGCTCGTACTCATCGGCTTTGCTGGTCTGATCGTTCAGATTTGCAAAAAGAAATGACCGCTTACCCAGCCCGGTACGGTCATTTCTTTTTTTGAGATGATTCACTTCGGCTGACTGCCTGCGGCAGCGCCCTTGTCTATTATATTAACAGGTTATTTGAAAATGTCAATAGAAATGGGAATGGAAAGCCGGTGCGAAAGCGCCGGTTTTTGATTTGTCCCGCTGATTTGAAAATTTTTTCTGAAATGGGGTTGACTTTTTAGGTACATATAAATATAATAAACATGTACATAGAAAGTAGGTGATACAAATGTCGCCCCGTACAGGCAGACCGAAATCTGAAAACCCGAAAGATACACAGGTGAAATTTTTGGCAGATCGAGATACAATGTCGGATTTGGAGTATTGCTGTGAAAAACTCAGTAAGACAAAGAGCGATGTGATTCGTTTGGGAATTCAGATGGTGAAAGCCACGGTCAAAAAATAAAAGAACCGCCCGTTGCTCCTGCAAAGATCACGGACGGCTCTAACCACCAAAGTCCAAAAGAAACTTTGATAAATTTATTCTATCAGGTTCTTTCGGACGCGTCAAGAAAGGATTTTGATATGAAAGATTTAATCACCATTAACCAGAACGGTCAACCCGTCGCAAGCAGCCGGGATATCGCCGAACACTTCGAAAAAGAGCATCGGAATGTTCTTCGTGACATTGATGACCTCAGAAAAGATGTGCTCAATTTTGAGCAGATGTTTTTCTCGGTCGAAATTCCGGACAGCTACGGCAGACCGCAGCGCGCGTACCTCATGAATCGTGATGGTTTCTCACTGCTGGTCATGGGCTTCACTGGAAAGTCTGCGCTCGAATGGAAACTCAAGTACATCGACGCATTCAACCGTATGGAAGCGCAAATCAAAAATCCGCAGTTGTCTCCGGCGGAACAGCTTCTTGCACAAGCACAGCTCATGGTGGAGCAGGAACGCCGTCTCAAGGCTCTGGAAAACCGCGCAGAACGCACGGAACAGACCATGCAGAAAACGCTGGACATTTTCTCCGCCCCGGCGGTCAGCCCGGACGATTGGACTTCGGCGATGAATCACCAGATCAACACGCTTGTGGAGCAGTACGGCGGAAATCACAGAAAGTTCCGCAGCGACCGCTACGCTGAGTTGGAATCGGAAACCGGCGTTGACTTAAAATGCCGCCAGACACGTCTGCGCAACCGAATGCGGAAAAACGGCGCAACGGAAACGGAATGCAAACAGGTTTCGATTTTGCAGGTCATTTCCCGAGACCGGAAGCTTCGACCGGCGTTCGAAGCAATTATCCGCCGGAAAGCCGCCAGTTTGATTTCGGATGCGCAGATGTGAATGGAGGTATGAAAAACATGAGTTGCAGCACGATTTTGTTTGAACAGGAAGAGTTGCTCGAAATTTCCCGTCAGGTGAAGAATCAAAAACGATTTGCAGACTTCATGCTTTTTTGCATGGAGCGCCTGAAGGACGATGAAAGCGAGACTGTGGAGAACATCTGGAACGCATGGTGCGAAAGCCAGAGCTGAATGGGATTCCGGGAGGTTTTACGCCTCCCGGTTTTTTCTTATAAATTGGAAAGCGTGCCGTCGCCGATGATGACGGCGTTCGTGAGGCTGCTGCCGAGGACGAAAACCGTGACCTGTGAGCCTATGGATGCGGCTGCCATGCTGGTCACATAGGGAAGGGCGATTTCTTTATCGAAGGGGCGTTGGACGGTGATACGCCCGTTTTCTGCGGCCTTTGTCACCTGCGCGCGGAAATACCAGACGTTCGCGCGCGTCAGCACTTCGACCTTCGGAAGAAAATATTCCCACAAGCGGTCGGCGAATTGCTTCATTTCCTGATCGTTATTCATTTTCTGCGACCTCCCATGTATCTTCACGGAGAAGTCTGGCGCACATACGGTCAGCGGGAAGCTTCAAAATTGCCGCGTCGATGCTTTCTGCTTCCACTCGAATCTCCTTGCTTTTTCGGCCGTGAAACGTCACGAGAAATGTGTATCCATGGCTTATGACGTTCGTGCGGAGCTTTGGCTTTTCCAAATATTCATTCCTCCTTCCAGACGTTTGCGACGGTGAAGGTCATGCGCAGACGGCAGTTCACGTCCGCATACGTCACCATGTCGCAGAGCTTGGTCATTTCCGAGATCCTGCGGCGGATGTTCTCGTTCAGAATTCCCGTTGGAAGCGGAAAATCGACGGAGACGGACGCGCACTGCGCGTGCAGCTCCAAGCCTTCGGTGTGCATCGGCGTGCGGAGCGCTTTTGCGACGGCGGCGGCGTGCTCGTGGACGGTGTGGAAGATCTCCGCCTTTTCCTCGTTCTGCACCGTTCCGTGGAAGTTTTCATTTTTCTGCGCCATTGCGGCGGCCATATCCTGAATATCCATATCTGTTCTCCTTTTATTTTTTGCCCGGTTGGGCTTGGTTTGGATTCTACGGGTATTTTACGCTTTGTCCCGCGCGGGAGATAATTTTTTCAGCTCCCGGACGTTCTGCGCGACGATTTTGACGGCGTGGTCGATGATGGCTTCGTCCCGGCGGCGGTCGATGCCAAGATCGTGCGAAAATTCGTAAGCGCAGGGGTCGAGCTTATAGTCCAGAGAAAAGCGGACGGCGCTCCTTGCGCGGGCGGCGGGATAGCCGGATTCCAGAAGCACCGGAGACGGCTCGTTTTCTCCGCTGGAACAGGCGGCTCCGGAGGACGCCATCAGGCCGTCGGCGGACATCCGCAGAACAAGCGCATGATTTTCGATGTTTGGGAAAGAAATGCTCGTGATATAGGGCGACTGTGTTTTTTCGTTTCCACGATATTTCGTGCCGTTCAGCTGCGCGTCTGGAATTTCCTCCATGATACCATCGATCAGGCGGTCATGCAAGTATCCGGCGGTATCCGCAAATTCTGCGATATGCTCCGTGCGGAAGAAAAGCGCCTGCGCGAGGGCTGCGGCCAGAGGAACGGCGGGCGTTGCCGGATGGAAAAGCTCTCGGATCACCTCCGGTTTTCTGGCGATCAGGACGCCGATGCCGATGGGTGCGCCGAATTTATGTCCGCCGCCCGCGATGTACGACCATTTTCCATGCCGGAAGTCGAGGGGCGCTTTTCCCATGGCTGCCGTGCAGTCCGAAAAACAGACGGTGTACGGCTCGAATGCTTTTGCGAGGTCATAAATTTCGCCCGTTTCGTTGCCGGTATGGATATGTGCGAAGCCGGAGGTGCTGCGGTTGATCCCGAAAAAGCGGAAACTGTCTTCCCATCCGGCAGAAACGGCCTTATGCTCAAAGCTGGAAATATGGACGCTGCCGCATTCGTACATCATGGCGTTCATGGCAAATCGGCAGCTTTCCGTGGCGGAGGAGGTGAAGATCACCTGTTCCGGCTTGCATGAAAGGCAATAGGCGACGATCCTCTGCGCTCTTTCCAGCTCCCGCGCGGCTGCGATCCCGAAGGAATGGACGGAATTTGGGTTGCCCCAGCTGAATTGCGAGGCCCGGTAAAATTCCCGGCGGGCGGTGGCCAGAAGGGGAGAGGTCGCTGCGTGGTCGAGGTAGATCATACGCGGCTCCCGTTCTCTGCGGCTTTGGCCTGCGGCGTCCAGTTTGGAATGAAGGCCATGCAGATCTTCTCATAGACGGCCTGCTGCGCAAGCAGAGCGTCGTGCTTTTTCAGCAGGAGCTGATAGTCGCTGCGGAGGTTGGAAAGCTGGAGATCATCCGGCGTTTTTTCGGACGATGCGGTTTTTTCCGGTTTTTCGGCAGGCTCCGGAAGCCCCAGCGAAATGCGGATGGCACGGTCGATATGCGCCATTTCCTCCGACGTGAGCGTGCAATAATATTCCCGGAGACGCTCCTTGGAGATCGTTGTGACGCACTCGCAAAGCGCGACGGATACGCGCGGTGCGGAATAGAGCGTGACGTGCGTCGGAAGCGGCTTTTTATTGGCCGTTGTGAGCCAGACGATCTCCAGATTTGCGGAGTATCGGTTATTTGCTTCGTTGGACACGATCACGGCCGGCCGGGTTTTTGTGTACTCGGAGCCGACCGCCGTTTGTGCATCCGCGATCCAGAATACGTCTCCGCGATGAATTTCCTGTTCCATGGGCTGCTCCTTTCATTTTTCTGGCGTTTATGTACTCCGGGCTTTCGCCCGGATTTATTCAGAGGTTCCTTAATGTACGGCATCCTTCAGCGCCTTCGCGGGCGCGAATTTCACGCCGTGATGCGCAGGAACCGAAATGGTTCCGCCGGTCGCCGGGTTTCTTGCGACTCTGGACGCCTTATACGGCGCTTCGAATTTTCCGAAGCCCGGAATGTTCACCGTCTCGTGCGAGATCAGCGCTTCACGGATGCTTTCGAAAACCGCGTCGATGGATTCCAGCGCTGCGCCCTTCGGCATATTCGTGCGATTGGCTACGGCCTGTGCAAGTGCTTCCTTGTTCATGGTTTTTCCTCCTTTCCCGAAAATTTCATGGTGGGCCGTCCCGGAGTCGAACCGAGATTTTACCCGTTATGAGCGAGTTGCTCTAGCCTTTGAGATAACGGCCCGTCGTTTCCGGCTTGACGTACCGGACGCGAGGCCATGCGCGCTGGCCAACGGGCAGTTCTTTGCGGCATCCTGCCGTTTCCGCTTCACACCGGATTCCGGTGCGGCCGGTTTTGTCAGTTCGGCTTCTCAAGTGACTTCATCCGGATCTGCCACGCGTTGGCTTTCTCCGGCAAGCTGAACGATTTGCATCTTGAAAATGCGCGGCGTTCTACGAAAACCTTAGTCACACGATTTTTACGATGGTGCGGCGTGACCGAATCGAACGGCCTTGGGACAGCTGCTCGTAACTGCCCTTTGCCAAATGCCGCATGATTTCATTCAGATTTTTGCGGTACAGCGGTATTTGCAGGTTTTCCAGTCCGCGAGGCTGCACGACTCGAAGATGCAGGGTGATCCGGCGTACTCCTGCTTGTCGCAGAATTCGTGGATCAGCTCCGGATACAGGGCTTTCATTGCAAAAAGGTTTCTTGCCGAATCCGGCCCGACAAACATTGGCTTTCCTTTCGGTGCGTAGTTACGGATCTGATAGGGGATTTCGTCCCGTTCGCTGTAGAAATGGACCGCGACCGGCGCCACGTCCTTCTCTGCGACGACGTAGACATTTTTCGTGCCGTTGGTGAGATAGCGAATTTCCAAGCTCATTTGTTTTCCTCCTTGCCTTTTTTTCTTGGTTTTTACAGCCTGCCTCCCGGCTCCGGAGCCGCCGTTACTCGACGCCTAGACGCTTCCGTGCAGAAGTTGGTCTGCGTCGCCACGCCGGTTTTTCTTCCATCCTTTACGCCTCACAGCAGACTGTCGGAAGGCCGGGAGGGTAAGCCACGGAACTTTTCAGCCCTGCGCCGGTGCATCGGTCGCATCCGTTTTTTCACACATTAAGCCGGAGCCAGCTAATTAAATTCGCAATCTGTCGTACTTGCACTACCTACAGATTGAGCGGATGGCCGGATATATCGTTTCACCAAGCCTTTGGAACCTCAAAACTTTCCCTGAGTCCGCCGCAATACCCATGTGGAGTGCGTGAGGAGAATCGAACTCCCACCATCAGATTGGAAGTCTGATGTTCTGCCATTAAACTACACGCACATAAATGGCTCCCCGTTTTACTCCGGTGCGGGAGCGTTCTTCCCGAAAACCCATGGCCAGGCTTCCCAGCCTGGAGCACCGGAATCTCTGAAATGTTCCGGTGAGCGCCTTCGCTTACATGGGTGACGCTTTTCTTCACAGAAAGGAGGTCAGTTATGACCAGCTGTGAGCCATGCCCAAACTCACAGCATTGCGGCGGAATCCGGATTTGAACCGAAATCGCGGGGTGTGGGTTATCCCCACGACGCACCTGCCTCCGCCGTGCCTCCGGGCTTACGACGAAACCCGGATCATTTCTGTTTTTCTGGTTTGTTCAGGCGATCTCCGGCCGGGGCTGTTTCAGCCGGAGCTGTTCGAAAAAATCATCTCCCGACTCTTCCAGACGCAGGACGTTCCGCTGCGCCTGCCGTTCCTTCTCCTCCTGCACGATCTTCGTCATACGGCGGTTTTTCCGGCTGGTCAGCTTGCCGGAATAGATCTGCGTGGTCGCTACGGATTCATGGCCGAGTTTTGCCTGAAGCTCCTCAAAGCTCATGCCGCTGTTGAGATCGAGCCGTGCGCCGACGTGCCGCAAATCGTGCGAACGGATCATATCCACGCCGGTCACGGTTTTTACATGGCGCTTCACGACGTCCGAAAGCCACTGACGTGTGCCTGCGTGCCATTCTGCGCCCCGATTGGTTCCCTTGAATTCCTTGGTTGCCTCCGTGCCAAAAAGCGGGTCATGGTCGCCTGCGGCCGCCGGACGCAGTCCGCTGCGAAGATACAGCCGGACGGCGGTCTGCGCAAGCGGCGGGAATTCGACCGGACGGAATTTATCGCCCTTGCCGTGCTCGACGTACAGCTCGGAATTTTCCCAGTCGAGATCCGCAGGCGTCAGCGCCAGAAGCTCACTGTTGCGAAGCTCCGTTGTCAGAAGCAAAATGACGATGGCGTAATTTCGCGGCCAGAATTTCGGGCTTTCCACGGTTTTCGCGGGAGGGTTATTTCGCCAGAGAAGCATGACCTGTTCGTCGGTCAAAAATTGCTCATACGGTCGCTTGTCGAGCTTTCGCGTATCCGGCATGAGGAGCTTTGCGACGGGATTCCGGTCGTACCAGCGGTTTTCGCCGAGTTCTTCGGAGCTGGCGAAATTGTACATGGCAGAAAGGACGGTCAGATACTGCTTGATGGTGGACGGTTTTTTGCCGTCCCGGCGCATCTGGTCGCGCCATGCGAGGATCTCCGGAAAGCCCTCCTCATGATCCCACAATTTGTTTTCCAGAAGGAAGCCGGAGAAATTTTTGAAGATCTGTTCCTGATTTTTGATCGTGACTCCGGAACGTCCCAACGCCCGGAGGTTATCTTCGTAGGCGATCATGGCCGACCGAAATTTTTCATACGCTTTGGGGAAGCTCATCTGTTTCCGTCCTTTCTGATTTTATTGTACCAAACGCCGCAAATGTTTTTTGCACATTTGGATGCGTTCCGGAATGGTTTCTGCTGTCTTTTGATTTTTGCCTTTGCCTTACTATGCGCCGCTTTGTCGTTGCTTTGCTGATCGTATCCGCGCACGGCCATGCGTATCCTTTGCTGTTCACAACTCTGCGCAACTCTGCGTGACTCTGCGCAACTCTGCCTTTGCTCTGCCCAGCTTGTCCTAGCATTGCCTTTGCCCCGCGCCACAGTACTTTGCTTTGCCTTTGCTCTGCTTTGCGTCCCACTTCTGTTCGCTGCCAATCCTTTGCTTGCCTAATCTTCGCATCGCAATGCCCTTGCTGCGCATTGCCCGGCCAAGCAGTTCCGTTGCCCCGTTCGGCGGGCCTATCAGACCGCCTTTTCCTCCGGGAAGAAGCTTTCCTCCAACTTCCGCGCTTCGTAGTCCTCTGCCGTTCCTCCGAGGCTATTTCCTTCCTCGTCCAGCATCTTATAGATGAATCGGCCCTTTCCAGAATTTCTCCACTGGCCGAGGCCACGGTCGATGCCGTTATCGAGCCATTCCTTCAAAAGAGCCTCGTGCGCCGGATCGTTGAGCTTGACGCCGAAACGGATCGTGCTGCCCGCCGGAATTTCCTCGGAATTTGCTAGGCTCACACGTTCGCCCTGCGCGGTCTGCGCACGAAGTGGACGCTGGCATTCGCCGATCTCGCCGTTTACCTGAATGGCGATGGTTCTCGGGAATGGAAAGATCATGCCGTCGATCACCTTTTTGTACGCCTTCAGGGCACTGGACTTTGTGTGCTTTGCGCGGGAGAGTGCGCCACAGGTATCCTTGAAAAAGCCCTTGATCTGGTAGTCGTAGAAAACGGGCTTTCCATCGACGCGCGGGAATACCGTCATCGCCTTGTCGGAATAGTTCTCTGCGCCGATGGCGGCGATCTCCTCTTCAATGGTGGCCGCGTCCGGGGACTTGGACGCGATGAAGTCGCGTGCGACATTTTCATTGCTGGGCCATGTGCCAAGTACCGGCTCGATAAACGTGAGCTTGATGTACCGCTTGATATCCTTGTTTTCCTTTGCCATTTTGAATTACCTCCATTTGTGATTTTGTTTTTGTGTTTACAGTTTTTGTTCTGCCGGGTTTTTCGGGGTTGTCCCGGTTTCTTGAAATTTTTCAGACGATGGATGCGCCGATCAGAAAGCCTGCGTAGGCAGACGCGGCCATTCCGGCAAGCAGCGCCGCGATCAGCCAGCGGGTGATGAATTTTTCCCGCTTGTGGCGCGCCTCCGCACGGACTTCCGCTTTCACCTCGTCGTGGTGTCGATTGACGACGTTCTCAAAAAGATTCTCAGGCCCCGTCATGGGGAGGGGGACCAGATTTTTGCTTTCACACATTTTTCTTCTCCTTTCGGTTTTCTGTGGTTTTTGCTTTCCAGTTATCCAATCTGCCACGTTTCACGCTTTTGTCCCGCTGTTTTCAGATTTTTTTCAGATTCCCGGCAGAGAGCCTCCAACGCCGCCTGCCGGATGAACTGCGCATTCGTCGGACGGGCTTTGTCCGCGTCCATGCTCAAGCCGAACACCTTATAAAATTTGCTGCCCCCGGCGCGCTCGACTCCGACTCCGATGGACTTCCGGATCGCACGCTCCACGCTGTTTGAGCTGACGCCGAATTCTTCGGCGATCCTCGGATAGATCCCGTCCGCGCTCATGGTCGAAATTTTGGGACAGCCGTTTTCTGCGCTGCGGCGGATGGCGCTGCGGAGGTAGTCATAGCCCGTCATGCTGGCCGGAATGCCCAGTTCCTTCATCAGCTGGTAAATTTCAATGTCCAGCGCGTCCATCTTCTGTGCGGTCATACGCGTGGCTCCTCGCTGTGGCTCCGGATGATCTGCCATTCGTTCCAGATCTCTTCGACCGTCAGACCCGATTCCACGCGCGGGAGGCAGAATTTCAGGAAGTTCAGAAATGCTTCCTGATTCTTGGTTTTTTCGATCATTTTGATAAGTTCTTTTTCCATGGTGATTTTCCTTTCTGGCACTTGGTGTGCTTCCTCAAATTTCTCCGCTGAGTTTATATCGTGCGACCATGCGGTTGAAAAGATTCCCGAAGATCTCACGAAGCTTTTTGTCCTTGGCAATGATGCTGAGTTTGGAAACGGCGGTGATCTCGGCCTGCGTCGCGCCGTTTGCTTGCAGACGCTGTTTGGCGAACTTGACGCGGACGTCCAGCTTTACGCCTGCGGTCGTTTCGGTCTCCTTGTAGAGCTGCTGGAAGGTTTTATGGAAGTCGAATCCCGTCTGCATACAAAATGCACGGACGCTGCGGTTCAGCTGCGATTGCCAGTTCTCCGCCGTTATGGACGATGCGACCATGGTACCCAGCGCATCCCGGACGGTATCCATTTTCTGCGAGGTTTCGGCGCTGCTGGCTTCCAAAGCCTTAAGACGGCGCTCCTGCTCGACCAGAAATTGTGCCTGCGCAAGCAGCTGCTCGGCAGGGGAGAGCTGCGCGGCTTCTTTCGCACGGAAATATCCTTTAATGAGTTCGCGTTGGACTTTCCACGCCAAATCATCCGTGAATGATTTTACCAGCATGAGATAGCCGGATTCCGTGATGAGAATTACGCTATCCGGTGTGCCACCCTGCGGACGCTGAATACCAAGGGAACGAATTTCGTCCGGTTGGTCAAGCATGAAGAAATCTTCGCCCTCGATAAAGTGCTCTCGGTTAGAACGGAAGTTTCGCTTTGCCGTTCCGTCTGGTCTGCCGTGGACTGCGTCGATGTCCTTGAAGGTCACTACGCGCTGACCGCTGTATTCCTTGATGGTGATGTCTGTGTTGTTGATTTTTTGTAGTTCCATGAATTTCTCCTTTCTGTTTCGCTTGGTGTTCTCTACTTTCAGCATAACAGAAGCGGCAAATGTTTTTTGTACATTTTTATGTCAACAATGAAACGCTGGAGGGATGAAGAAATCAACCGAACCAAATTTGGATTCGTTGGAATTTCGGCGGTTTTTCGATCTCTCCGTTCTCATGCGGAGAGTTTGGATGCCATGAGCTGGGCGCTCCGTCGCTGGACGATGCCGGAGAAGATTTCCCGGAGGCGCTGGTCCTGCGCGACGACCGTCAATTTATTCGCGGCCTGACATTCGGAGTATTTTGCGCCGCCCGCTCTCATGCGCTCCCGGAGATGCTTCAATCGCACATCGAGGTTGCAGCCCGCCGTTTCTTCCAGCTTCCGATAAAGCGAGCCGGTTTCCGTCTGGAAATTCAGCGAGAATTCCATGCACAGCTGACGGATCTTACTGCGCGTCGCGTCCTGCCAATGGTCGCGGCTCACGGTCGGCATGGAAAGCGCCGAAATTGCGCTCTGCATGGCGGAGTGGATCTGCTTCTGCCCGGATTCCAGAGCGGAAAGGCGCTGCTCCTGCTCCAAATTGACCTGCGCCTGCATTGCAAACATCTGCGCGGCGGTCATGGGTTTTGCCTGATAGCCGCCGGTCTTACGGATGGACGGAATCACTTCATCTGCGATTTTCGCCTGAAACGCTTCTGCCGCTTCGTTCTTTGCTTTCATTGCCAGACGGTAGAATACGTTTTCGGGGATGTACTCCGGTCTTTCGCCACAAGTGGCGAAATTCAGTTCTGCAAGATATTTGTCAACTCTTGCCCATCTGACATACTCAACGCCGTCCCTTGTATCTACAAAGCCGAGACCACGCGCTACGGTTTCCAGTTTGAGATAAACCACGCCGTCTTTCTCATATCCGTCAATTCCACTGACATTGATGACCTGTAAATTCATGTTCAAAATTCCTCCTGTCACTTAAAAATGGGTACAAAAATTCCGCGAAAAGCAAAAGTAACACTTGCAATTTCGCGGCGTGTCTTGTATAAATATATACAGAGATTGCGCGAGAAATTGCGTGATTGTCGGTAAACGCTGCGTTCAGTCTTTGGTCGGAAGGGACGCAGCGTTTATTCTATTTATTTTTGCTTTCCTCTGTTTTTGAAAGGTACTCTGTGCAAGCGATACGTACAACGGATGCGACTGATATATTCATCCTGTCCGCTTGCACTTTCAGACGATCATACAGGGATTGCGGCAACTTCATGCTCAATGCCTTATCGTTCTGTTCCATGCTGCCCTCCTTTCGATATCACTATACCATAATAGTTATATAACTGTCAATACTTATTTCGCGGAATTGGAGAAATTTTCTGTTTTCTTATCTACACGAAATATGTGATTTGTCCCGCGAAGTACATAAAATTTGTGATTTCGGAAGCATGAGAAAAGCCGTCCAGATGGGCGGATTTTCTGTTTAATCGCAATCGTATATTTTTGTTCTGGATGTTTCAATCCTTTCGTCATAATCAACGCGAATCTCAAATTTCGAGCTTTCACCCGGCGCTATTCCTTCCGCACCACAGGCATAGGTATCTCCAATATCAATCGATATTCCGTTTTCGTCATAGAATGTTGTCTTGACCTTCACAAAATAGCACGTTTTTGTTCCGGTGTTCCTAACCGCACCGGAAAGAATCATGTACATTTTATAATCGCTTGATTTTAATTCCAGATCTTCCAGTTCAAGATATAAAATTTTATATTCTTCGGCGTAATCGTATCCGTTGGTTCCGGAAGAATACGACGATCCTGAAGAATATGATGACGATGTATTATCGTTTGATTTCGCTTTGCTATGAGAATTGGATGATTTTGAACCGATCGATATTACAAATGCGATAACAGCAAAGGAGATAATACACGTTACCGCTGTCCACGCAAGCGCAGTTTTTGAGGCTCCCGTTTTTTCTTCGGATGATTCTTTCTGCTGCTGTTCCAGCTCGCTATCGATCATGTCAAATTCGTCCAATGCGTCGTTTTGCGGTTTCGGTTCTTCCATCAGTTCTGTGTGTTCCGGCTGTTCAGGCGCTTTCAGATTCATGCTGCTGATCGGATAGCCGCAGTTTGGGCAGGCGGTCGCCATGGTGCTTACGTCGTGCCCGCACTCGGGGCATTTTATGATTGCCATGTGTTCTCCTCCGTTCTCTTTCTGTTTACAAAATTCAAATTCTCACGACAGCGCCTTTGTACAGAATCTTCTTGCCGTCCAAGGTCACTACTTCACGGTGCATGGACACAACTTCTTTGCCGTAGGTTTCGACAGGGGAGATGTCGTTCGGTTCGCAGTAAGCCACCAGACCCGCCAGATCGCCGCTGTTCAGAGGTTCGCCGGTTTTGGCGGAGAAAAATTCTCCGCCATTGATCTCGTATTCGCCGGGTTTATAAAACATTCGCGTTTTGCTTCCTCCTTTTTCCGTTTTATTTCAGTATAGCAGGATTTTTCGGGATTTCAAGCGACTGTGTGAAGCTTATATCCTCGGTTTTTCACCTGCGCGGTGGTGTAGTAGATGCGGTCAGACCACGATACCCAAACGGGACGCTTTCGGCCTGCGATGGTCGCTTTTTGCAGCAGGATTTCTTCGCCGTGTCTGCTCACCTTTACGGTGGAGTTCAGGGTGAGATTTTCGAGACTGTTCTTGTTTTTCCGACTTGCTGCCTTTTTCGTGGCGTTTTCCCAGCAAGCCTCGCGCCCTCAGAGGCTCTACAAGCCGCGAACTTGATGAAATAATGATAGGATACTCATAACACCTTGTTCTCTGCTTCTATGGCTTCCTACGGCACGCCAGATGCATCCGCGCATTCGACTCGATCTCAAGCTGCGCTGGTTTTCGCATCCTGCGAGGCTTGATAGATGGCGAAAGCCGCCCGGTTGGGCGGCTTCTCAGTGTTTATTGTTTTCCTCTTTTCGCTTGACTTTTTTGTGCAAGCTGTTAATATAATAAACAAGGGCGCTGCCGCAGGCAGTCAGCCGTAGTTAAAGATCATTTTACAAAGAATGACCGTCCGAGCGGCTAACTTGGGACGGTCATTTCTTTTTGCTTATCTGGAAAACCAGAGAGCAAATGCCTACGATCAAAATACCAATCTGAATCAGATCGGAATATGTCACCATAAGCAACACCTCCTTTTCAGGAAGTGCCGACCGCCTGCCGCCTCCTTGGCAGCGCCCCGCCCCAATGGGGCTTTTTTATTTTATCGTCGAAATTTCGCCTTGTCAACGGAAAGCCGCCCGGTTGGGCGGCTTTTGTTATATGCCGAGAAGGGAACGCTTCTTTTTCTGGAACTCCTCTTCGGTGATGATGCCCTTTTCCTTCAGAGTGTGGAGCTTTTCAATCTCTGCGTAGATATCGCCCGTTCTCTGCTGGCTTTCGAGCTGCTTTTGCTCCGGATGGGGTTTCTCCGGCTCCGAAAGCTCCGCGTTTTCTTTGATGTATGCAAGCATGGCCATGACGTTTTTTGCGAATGCCAGGTTCTGCTTATACAGCTCGGAATCCCGCGAGATTTCCGCGTCGTTGATCTGCAAGACCTGCATGGGGCTTTTTATGACGTTTATATTCAAGTCGATATGCATATCCTTGCAGGTCGTTTTTACTTTTTTCTTGCCGGCTGCTCCAACGACCGCGCCTGCGGCTCCGAAGAGAAGTCCGCCGACGAGTGCTTTTCCCGTATTGCTCGAATACGTCGTTTCTCCGTCGTCTACCAGCTCATAGGAGATCAATTCTTTGAACTTATAGACGTATGGATGCGGCAGATTCGGTATGACCAGCACCCAGCGCTTGTTTTTCGGGTCGATGGCGAGATAGAAATTTCCGCTTGGTTCCTTGGCCTCTTTTTCAATCTGAAAACCTGCCGATACAAGCTCCTTCTTGCTTGCTTCGATTTTCTGATTGCTTGCTTCCATGATGGCCAGTTTTTCCTTCGCCTGATCGGCTCCGGAACATATTGCGAAAATAATCACAACGACAACTACACAAAAGATCAAAGTCAGTTCCGCCACGTTCTGTCCTCCCACCCTTTCTTGGAATTCATTATTTTTCTTGGTTTTGCAGCATTTTCGTGAGGTCACGAAAATGTTCTGTTCTGTGATTCGGGCGGCTCCGATTGTTGGAATCCTGCCGCCCCTGTTTTTCCATCATAGCACAGCCTTTTCCGGTTTTCCAGATGCCGTGGAAATTTTTTACGGAAGCAGAAGAAATGAGATCAGCGGATAGACGCTGACCGGAATCCCGTTGCAGGTCTGCACGACGTATTCCCGGCTCGAAACCGAAATGCAATTGAAACGCTGCCGCGTCCCGTCCGAATATTCGACGGTCGTTTTGTGAATCTTGCGCGGATAGATTTTTCCGCCGATGTTGGCATTTACTTTCATGGAAATGACCTCCCGATGGTTTTGGTTTTCTTGGTTTTTCACACAGCTCGGATTCTGCCGGGAAGGGGAGCTTTGTCCCGTTCCCGGCAGGTATTTTTTATTCTCCAATATTGCGGTAAACGGTTTCACTGTAATCATCGAGCGAAAGGACCCACTTGTCGCCCCCACACGTCGAGCGGATCTTCGGCGTTCTGCGGATGATCTCACCGGTCGCCTGGTTTTTCAGCGTGACGGTCGTTGCGGTCGCCTTGACGATCTCCCACTGCTCCGGAGTCCATGCGCCTGCCGGAAGTCTGCGAACGGTGAAAATTTCTCCGGGCTTGAAGGGCTGTACCGGTTTTTTCGCTTCCTCCGCCTTGACGATCTCCAGAATTTCGGCGTAGGCTGCTGTCAGGTCAAAGCCGCTCGGCGTGCGATAGGTGAAGTTCTTCGGGCCTGTCCGCAGGACGGTGCAGTCGTTGTAATGCTTGATCTTCACGACATAGCCCGGCTTGATGTTCTCTTTGCTGAACTGCACGCCGCCCAATGCGTCAATGCACGACTGATAATAACAGAGCTTCGAAATTTCCGATTCCAGACGGTCCTCCGTATCGTCGATCCAGTTCTCGATCTCCGAACGCTCGATTTTTGTACCGTCCCAGCGCGTCTGGGCTTCTCCCATCGCGTCGCATTCCAGCATGACATGGTAATGGTCCAGATTTTCCCGAAGCTTTTTGATGGCCTTTTCTGCGTCCTTTACGCGGCGGTCACAGAAGGCTTTATCCCCGGCGTTTTTCTGGTCCGCTGTTCTGCGGGCGATTTCTGCGCGCTCTGCGTAGTACTCGGATTTTTTGAATTCCTCAAAGCCACGGTCGAAGGCTGCAAACATTCTTTCCCGCTGCCGCGTAAAGGCACGGCCAGATGACGTGTTGATGTTCGGCTGCGTGAAAAACGCGATGTCTCCGTGCATGGCGTTGATGGGCGCTTGCAGCGCCTGCGCCCGTTCTCTGGCGTTCTCCGAACGCGCCTCCATGCGGTCGGCCCGCTCTGCGGCCCGCTCCGCCTGTCGCGCCATTTTTTCCTCGAAGGTCAGAAGCTCCCCGGTCTTTCCGCGATCCTCCGCGCCCAGCTCCTTCGCCGTTTTTTCGGCGTAGTAGAGATTCGGACGCTTCGCACGGCTCACCCAGCAGCCGCCTCGCTTGGAAAACAGAAAGTTGCTTTTGATTTTTGCCTTGTCCGCTTCCGGAAGCGCCTGATATTCCTCTTTGGAAAAGTGAAGCTCGAGCTTTTCCGTCTCGCGGTTGATGATGTAATACATTTGAAATGCCTCCTTGTTTGGTTTTTCTGGTTTCTGTTCTACAGAAAAAGCGGGGTTTGTCCCGCTTTCCCGTGAATTCTTTCAATTTTATGCGCTCAGAATTTCGTACACCTCGCGCGATTCGTAGCGGATGACCGAATTTCCGGCTTCGTCCGTTCCGTCGTACATCGGCCCGCAGAAATTCTTTAGCTTCGGTGCGCCTTGCAGCTCGGCCCGGCAGGATACGCTGTGGAATTCTCCCGTGGATTCAAAGGCGGCTTTCAATTCGTCGGCGGTTTGGAATTCTGCGATGGTCATGCGCCGGGCTTCGTTCATCGTGATGACGCGGTAGACCTTGCCCTTCGCCTGAATTTCTGCGAGGTGGACGCGCTCCGATTCCTCCGCAAGCTTCAGCTCCTGCGGGAATCCGTCCACAAGGCCGTAAAACAGATTTTTATCAAAGCACCAGAAGCTTTTCGGCTGCTCGTAGGTCGTTTCCGGCCAGCCGCTGAAAATCGCGATGGGCTTCTCGCCGTAGATGCGCATCCCGTACACCGTGCGGCCTCCGCGCTTCTTGAACAGAAGCAGGAGACTTTCCTTGTACTGCGCATACGGCTCGATCTTTGCGCCCGTCATGGTGACGTGCAGAAAATACACGCCGCCGAATTCGTTCTGCGTACAGATGGTCATACGGGAATTTCCGGAATTCAGCTGGTTTTCAATGGTTTTGGCGATGGTCTCGAAATTTTTCATTGGGGGGTTCCTCCTGTTTCTGTTCTATGGACTGTTCTGCCGGGTTTTTCGGATTTGTCCCGGAAATTTCAGATTTTTATTCGATCTCCTGCTCGGAAATTTCCCAGGAATAGACGGTCATGATTTTTTCCTCCCTCAGAAAATGTACTCGATCAGCGCGTCCGCGCTGAAGATCACGATGAAAAGAACGGTCAGCAGAAATCCGCGAATGATCGTTTTGAAAGTTTCAGGCTTCATGGTTTTGTCTCCTTTTTGGGTGATTTCTTTACAGTTTTTGTTCTGCACGGAAATCCGGATTTGTCCCGCCGATTTCGGACTTTTTTCATTTTTTGCGGGGCCCCATGATCCCAGCATAGCAGGCCGTGTAAGTGGTTTTTTGTACATCCGGACGCAAAAAAGCCGCCCCGAATGGGACGGCTTTCTGCTTTTTCTGGTTTTGCCGGATTCTGCGTTTTCCTTGGTTTTTCTGGTTTTTTTGGTTCGCATGCCGCACCGTCAGGGCGCTATGGTCCCGAATTTTGCATACTTATACATGGCAATGCACAGCTCATTCAGAAGCGAAAAGCCGCCGATCTGACGTGAAAAGCTTCCGCTGCCGTTCTGCTGGCGAAGCTCCGTGCGCCCGTGGATGTTGCAGAGGTAAAGACCGTCGAAAATGCGGATGCATTCCCGTTTTTCCCGGAGAATGCCCGCTGCCGTCGTTGCCATCTCCTGCGCCGGTACGTCGAAAATTCCGTCCGCGTAGTCTACGAATAAGTAGCAGTTGCCGCCTGCCAGAATTTCGCCCGTCGCATAGTCGCGGTCGATGCTCTCAAATTTGGAAAGCAGGCGCTCCACGCTTTCCCGGCGGATTTCCGGGTTCTTGATCGTCACGCTCGCGCTCGTGCTGTAGCCGCAGTCCCGGACACGGACCGATATATCACGCGGTGCATAGCCTGCCGTTTTCAGTGTCGCGCGGATCGCGCTGCCAAGCTCTTTATTCGTCATTTTGAAGTTCCTCCGTTCGGTGTGATTTTGTTTCTGATTTATACTCTGCTCCGTTTTCTGCTTTTGTCCCGCTCAAGCGCAAAAAACAGCGCCCGAGTTTTTCTCGGACGCTGTTCTGTATTTTCCCCGGATTTTCCGGCAGCGCTGTTCAGGCCGTCAGGCCCCGGAGTTTTTGGAAAGCGGCTGTTCAGTCCCCGGAATCTTCGGCCGGAATTTTCGGAGCTTCGGCGGCTCCGGTTTTTTGCGAAGCTGGGGAATTTTCCGGCGCGGCCTGATCCGGGAAAGCGGACCCCCGCAGACAGTCCGCGACGTAGGACGAAAGCGCCGCGTTGACCGTCTGACCACGCGCCGCGCACCACGCCCGGAACGCTTCGCCGTCTGCCTTGCTCAGGCGCACGCCCAGCGTCACGCGGTTTGCCTGCTCCCACTTATTTTGTGCGCGACGCTCCGCGTCCGTCTTCGCACTGTTTGGGTTTTTGATGCTCATATTGTATGCCCCCGATCTGGGTGATTTTATTTTTTATTCTACCGGGTTTTGACTTTATGTACCACTGTCGAATTGAACAAAATATGCGATTAACATTTGGTGAACTTTTCGCAAAATGTATGATTAACACGAAAAATCCACGAAAAGATGGAAATCCCGAACTATTCAAGGATACAATGCGGTTAATCATATAGTAAAATACGATTAATCATAACTAAAACGCTGTTTTGACAATATGATTAATCATATATATAATAAAGCCATCAAATGAAACAACGAACGCCCCGCAAGGGAAAGGAGAAACCAATATGAAAATGAATGCAACCGAGATCACCGCCCGCCGCGAGCAGATCAAGACCACCCGCGCGAACATCAAAACCGTGGTAAACATCTACTGCGAAACCAGCGACCGGACCCCCGCCGAGACCGTCGCCGCTATCGTGGAGCAGATCGGATACGATACCGCCCGCGAAGCAATCGCTGAAATCGTGAACACCGTCGGCGAGTGGGACGGCAGAATCTGGCCCAGCTCCCGCGAGTGGGCCGCCACCATCGAGACCGCCGCGACCCGTGACGAGCTGGAAGCAAAGAGCATCTACCAACCCGCAGAAATCCACCCCGCGCACATCAACCAGCTTGCGCAGGCTATGAGCAAGTACGCGCCGCCCGCGCCGCAGGAGCAGGAAGCACCCGCGCAGGAAGTGCAGGACACCACCGAGATCATGCAGCAGGCCGGAGCCGTGACTCTCCCGCAGCGCGTCGCGCTCTACGTACCCGGCACGCAGGACATCAACCACGCCACCGACAACGCCGCGCAGGTCGAACGCGTCGCGCGCGAGTTTTGCGGTTGGTTCGGCGGCGCAACCGCCCAGCAAAGCGCTGGCTATTGGCTCAGCGAGTCCGCCAGGCTGATCCGTGAGGCCGTGACCATCGTATACGCCGCCTGCACCGCCGACCAGCTCCGCGAACGCCTGCCGGACGTTCTGACACTGGCCCAGCAGATCAAAGACGAGATGCAGCAGGAAGCAATCAGCGCCGAGATCAACGGCACACTGTACATCATCTGAATACTAACCACCCCGGCGGCACACGCCGCCGGGACAACCTGAAAGGAGCATACACCATGCAGAAGATCAACATTAGTCCCACGGACCGCCCGCAGTGGCACACGCCCGAAGAGATCCGCGCCGCATCCGCCGAGGGCCTGCGAATCGACTACAACGCCGGACGCGGGCAGATCATCCGCTGCCGCAAGGCCGCGAACGTCAGCGGCTGGATCACCGCCGTCATGGAGCACGGCAGCATCTTGCAGGCATGGGCCGGAGAATTCACCGTCGGGGAGGTGAGAGCATGAGCAGCTACAAGTTCGCATTCCGCTGCGTGGATAATGGCGGCAAGCACCAAGCATTTACCGTGAGCGCACCCAACAAAGCGGCAGCAATCGAAAAGGCCCTGAAAAAGGCCGAGAAAAACGCCGCAGGCGACATTTGTGGCCGTTGGGAGATCAAGCTACAGCCGAGCTTCTGAGGGCACAGCCCCCACCCCGGACACCCTAGCAGAGCCGCACCGGGCACCAAAGCGGCCCCGCCCCCATCAAATGAAACGAAAAAGGAGACCGTCACCATGAACAAAAGCCAGATCATGCGCAAGGCGTGGAGCCTCTACCGCGCCACCGTCGCAGAGTTCCCAGAGACGCGCAGCCGCGCCCAGTTCGCATTATGCCTGAAAGCCGCCCACGAGGCCGCCAGAGCCGCGCAGAGCGTCCGCCGTGAGTGGGAGAATATGAGCGGTGAGGAACAGTATACCGCATTGCAGAGAATGGCGTGGACCGTCAAAGGCCGCGCCGAAGCTACAGGCCGCAGCGCTGACACGGCATGGATGCGCACAGCCGACGACGCGCAGACCGTCGCCGCCGAAGCCTGGCCCCGCGTAGCTCCGGCCCTGGCCCGCAACGAGCAGGCCGAAGAACCGCACATGCTCGCATTCATTCTCTTCGCCGCCTGCACGCAGGCCGTACACACCATAGCCCGCGCAGAGTATCGCCACACCTCCAACTGCTGCCGAATCATAGCCAGCGACGCGGACGGAGACACAGCCGATCAAACCGCACTAGACGCACTCCCAAGCGTCACAGCCGCCCCCGCCAGCAGCCCAGAAGATGCCGCCATCATCCGCGCCGCCATCGAGGCAACAGCCGCCGACAACACCGATCGACAGATCATACAGGCGCTTGCAGTCGGTCTCACCGTCCGCGCTATTGCCTCTGCGCTCGGCATGAGCAAATCAGCAGTTCAACGCCGCATCAACTCCATCCGCAGCCGCTACCGCGCCCAAGCCTAAAGCAACGCCCCGCCATACATCCACCACGCCGCCCCGGCTAAACGTCGAGGCGGCTTAACTGTATCTACATACAATTAATATTGCGTGCGTGCGCGCGCGTCGCGCGTGTATGCGCCCGTGCGCGTATGTGCGCACACGTTTTACACGCCCACGGTTAAAGTATAGTTTACTCCCGTTTCATTTACTCCCACCTATGCAAGCGCGGCACATCTCAGCCCGGCAAACTTCCGGCCACTCTCACGCCAGCCATTGCCAGCGCATACAGGAACACAAGGCCAGGGCGGGGAAAGTGTTCACGGCTCCGCCGTGTTCAGCGGTTCCGGCTTGTCTGACCCGTTTTGTTGCCATAGCAACGGACAAGGGAAACGACCCCAGGCAGCGCCTCAGAACTCGAAAAATCGTCAAAAGTTCGGGCAAATCCGAGTTTTGCAAGATATCATTCAATTATAGCCAACTTCCGTTTACATTATTGGCACTAATGTAAACGGAATCCGGAACCGAGACGGCAGAAATGCAAGCCGCCCCCATTTTACAAGTCAAGACGGGCTTCTGTTTTCGTAACCACGCATAGCACTTCCCCCCACCTCCACGTTCACTCACTCGACCTCTATCTGATTCTAAATACATCCGGCGTGCGCGATCAACTCGGCGCTTTACGTTCTGTGCGCTGACGATGCGTCCATTTCTTCTTCCTTAAAATGGGGAGGGGGTGGTTTTCCAATTCTGAGGTGAAAAAATGAAAAGGCGATAGGTCATACCTCAAAAAATAAAATTTGCGCGGTTGCCTTTCGGCAACGATACAGGTTCCCTTCGGAAGTGCTTCGACGGAAGGTCAGGTAGTGTGCAGGTAGGCAACGGTCCGGTGTGGGTGGTGATGGGCGAAAGCGGGATGCTGTGCGTTTACATAACGATGTACAAAAAATATTTGTGGCGATTCGTATGATGGAAATATAGGGAGCGACACAGAAGTTCTCAAACGAAAAACAATGGGAGGCATTGAATTGAGGGACATTCTTTTTCGAGGTAAGCGTGTGGACAACGGCGAGTGGGTGTACGGAAATCTGATCGTCCGAAAGGAAAGCGACGGGTGCGCGTGCGGAGGAAAGACTTTCATCGACAGCGGGAAGCCGTTTGACACGGCCGTGGAGGTCAATCCGGAGACGGTGGGGCAGTACACAGGCATGGACGATATTCATGGTGAAAAGATCTTCGAGTGGGATATCGTCACGGTTGAGGATTTTGAATCTGAATTTGTGGTGAAGTTCTTCCAGCACAAGGGTGAATTCAGGCAGGAAGCCGCAGACGGTCATGGCAGCTCAGCTATGTGGTCGGGATTCCGGTACAAGCGTTGCGGAACGGTGTTCGATGCGAAAATTTGAATTTTGCGCGGGCGCTTCGCGCCGATGCAGAAAGGATGAAAGCAAAAACATGAGTTATTTCGAGGAATACGACGAGATGTTTTCGGAGCCGTCAAAAGCCGAGCAGATCATTGAGGACGCAAAGGCTGCGCTCTGGAATGAGCTGACCGAGGAAGTAAAGCAGCTGATGGACGATGCCAACGAGGCGAAGACGAAAGCCGATGAAATCAGAAGCGAGGTTTCCAGCCTGAATTGGCATAAAGCGAAGCTTGAGGAAGAAGTCAAGCAGCTTCGTGAGCAGAAGGTCTATGTCGAAGCGCACGAGGTTCCTGCAAGGCAGGTCAAGGCAATCGTCAACCATCTGACAAAGGACTTCCGACCCGGCGATGAGTGCTGGGTGATCGGTTCGGAATACGAACGGCATACCTGCGAGAAGTGCGGCGGCAAAAAGAAAGTGTCGGCTGACATTGGCGGGGAGACGTTTGAAATTGACTGCCCCACGTGCAGAGGCTACGGAACCGTTTCAAAATCAACGTATTTCCCAAAAAAGTCAAAAATCACGAATGTCAGGATGTTGCTCTGCTTCGATTCTAGCAACCGCATGAATATATGGAGTACGGAAACGTTGAATGTTGACAGTGGCGATGACCGTAACAGAGCGGGTTACGTATTCAAGACGGAAGAAGAGGCAAAAGCGGCAATCAAAGAAAGGTACGGGGACGAAAATGGATGATTTTCTGAGATTCTTCGACAAAGTAAGGTCGCGGATACCGATGCACATCGAAATTGGCTATAGCAGTGTCGTGGACTGGATGATCGTGATTTATGAAGGCCGGTTGAGAAACGGATGGCGGCGCAGAAAAAGAAACCGGACATGGAGCAAACGACTATGTTCGGCGGATTGGAATGGGAGAAAAGGAAATGAGTAAACCCAAATACATGAAAGGCGATTGCATTCGGTCGCTGGACGATTTGGTGCTGCAAGAAAACATCTATTGGAACGGGAGAATTTGGAACCGAAAGCGGTTCATGAATCTTCAGATTCAAACGCTTCTGTCTCTAATCAAGCGCAAGGCACTACAGTACGCTGTGAGGCGGGACGGCAGCACAATGGGAGAGTTTGTCGAGCCGGTATTGTGGCATAAACTCAACGAACGCCCACTGACGGATGCGGAAAAAACTGAATTTTCCGAGCATGGCTATTTGGATTTTGAAATCCCGGAGTATATGTTCGACTGCCCTATGCCTGATGATGAGCAGGAAATCCTAATCGCAACCGAGTGGGGAGTGGACAAAGATGTGTGCCGCGTCGATACCGACGATTGGGAAAACCATTCGTTTGGATTGGAGGAACGCGGAGATTGGGACGACGTGATCGCGTGGGCGGAAATGCCGAAGTACGATTTTGAGGGGAAATGAAATGGATTTGGAAAGGGCCGCGATTGAGCGGCTGAAAATGGCCTCGGATATGAGCTTACGGCTCTACAAGCAACCGCTGGTAATCACATACTCCGGCGGCAAGGA